CCCCAAGACCCCCCCTCATACCCCATTCAACAAACAACAACTATAACACTCCAAGAAGCAATACCGATCACAGATGTTCTCTATATGACTAGAATACAACGAGAACGATTTCCAACTGAACGTGATTATTATTCTATTACACTAAGTCACAATTACAAAAATTATTGCATAGACAAAAACGCTATACAACCCGCTAAACAAACCGCTATTATTATGCATCCATTGCCCAGGTCCAATGAAATTGATCCCGATGTAGACGATGATCCACGTGCAATGTATATGACACAAGTGGAGAACGGGGTTTATATGCGTATGGCTATATTAGAAACAATTTTTTCCGACCAATAAACGAAACTGACCCTAGAAAATAACAATATAGAAAACATATGCGTTTTTTTACAAAGTTTTTCAATAAAACATCCAAATGTAAATGATGATTCGGGTAACATCAATTGTAAATACGACTGATACTTATGACGAATACACCCCATTGGTTGCTTTAGTAAAAATCCATAGAATATGTAAAAAATTGATTGCTATTAGTATATAGCAAGTAATGCATATAATTATACCATCTATAAAATGTCGTCATCAAACAACACGCCAATCATAACCATTTTAGGAAAACGCAAATATCAGGACGCAATGAAATATGAAAACGAAGATCCCGAAATACAACAGCAAAAACTAGATATGAAATACAGAAAAATCCCCAATTTTCCAAGAGTACTGTATGAAACTCCGGAAGGTCAACAACAAATTGCAAATTGGTTATCAGGGTACAATGAATATATTTCTTCAAAATATTCTATATCAATGGTATGACTAGAACCAAAGAACCAAAGAACCAAAACAAATGCTATATTACAAAACAACCAAGTATACGTTTTTATTCGTCCATATTGTGTATTACACGAAAGAAGAAAATAGGTAGCGGTCTATGCAATATCCAACAATTCCATCATTTCAGAGCGTAATCGCGCCCTGATTTGCGCCCAACAAACTCACGATTTCTCAATTTCTCTCCAGTTTCTTTGTAAATACCGCGATCTGATTATACTAAAAATTCGCTTCAGGATATCTTCGCAATCCGTATACTCTCGTCGGTAAGCATTGGAGATGAACCAGAACGCACCATAGGCACATCGCAATCCTCAGGAACGAGGGATGTGCTTACGGAGAATGTACATTCGTCAACTGCGCGGCCAACCATAAAACATTGTGTGCATTGGATCACTGTTTCTTTTTTCATTTGTGAAATAATACCACTATTACACACCTCTGGAACCCGGTATGTCTGGCGATTAATCATATCTATAGCATAGTAAAAGGAAGACATTGCGAATAACTCCGGAGGCAAAGCTGAATGAGTTAGAGAAAAGTCTGTAGAACGTAGTTCAAAAGAGTTTGTAATATGGGTTGCGAACTATAGCAAATAGTTCAAATATATAAAATATAGAATATAAAGATGAATAATAAGAGAAATAATAAGAGAAATATAAATGTGCTATAACTCAACCAATACAAATGCATTTCAATTTTGTAATACTAGCCAAAGGATAGCAGTAAAAAACAACAATAATTAATTATATTACAAAACAAGCATACATAAGTACTAATACAATTGTATAGGTGGAGGCAGTATATTGCCATCTTCGTCTTCAATTCCCGGTGGAGGAAGTGGAATATCAATCAAAGGATTATCAGTTTCTCCAAGTAGCCAGGCATTCATAGCACGCATCATAGGCCAATACCCGGGGCTCCTACCGCTCACATTGTTGCACTCCAATAATAGTTTGGCCGGGTGTTCCGCAGTATGCACATTGGATACATATAGCCGTATTTCCAACTGAATGTCTTCATATCCCGTGCAGCGAAACGTAGCAATCCAATAAAACCATACAGAAGGACGTTTGGTAATTCTATAGCAATCCCATTCAGGTCTGGGTCCAATCGGAAACGAATAATTATTGTCAATAACCTCTATATCATTTTCCGCAAAGAATGATTCCATCTTGTGCCGAATCAAGTCGGGGGTAAATGTGTCCGTTTGCTCTTCTTCTACTACTATTCGATACTTCATAAATGGCATACTATATGCCCGGCGCGGGTATTTCTTTGACAATACAATCGTATTGTATGTATTTGGATCAGCTTCTTTGTATTCATCCACTACATTTTCGCGCACCGGGTCCATATTTTCCTGGTCATCGCAAATATCCGGCCCGGTGGGCGTGTTCCCCCCTGCCAAGCAATTGTTGTATTTCTCTTCTGGTTCAATATTGTATCCCAAAGTTGCAAGATCAATCCCGCTCAAATATGTGGCTCTAATGCAATCCCGTTCTGCTTCTCCTTCGTATTCTACGCCTTGGTCAATAAATCCAGGTCCTCTAGTATAGCCATATTCACGTGCGCAATTTACGCAATATCCTAGGAAAACGCCGTGAAATGACCCGTAATAGTTGCAATTGCCGCAATGGTTGGGCAATGTTCCCGGTCCCATAATAGCAACACCATTTTCATATTCCAATGTCCCGGGGGCCAATGCCCATTTCACTGGGAAATACTCTGAATAAACAACATTATCAATAATATAAATAAAGTTACCTGTGCGGGTCTGATAAATGTGAGCAACTGTTCGGTCTTCTTTAACTGAACCCAATGTTTCCACTTCCGCAAGAGAACGCGGCGTGATTTCGGCCGTCATAAATGTGCAAAGTTCTCGCATAATCATATCATCAAACAAATAGCGAGCCATCCAACCTCTAGCATCGCGACATCCTTCGGTCAAACTAAGAAACGGCTTGCGTGCATCCCACAAAGTTTCGGAACTATTACCAAACTCACTAGTGGCACATCTGCGTATAACGTTCGTTCCGAAAAAGTCGTCCAAATCATAATATTTTTGCTGTCCATATAGAGAAACACCCAATTCGCAAAATATCTTACCTGTGCCCCTAAGTTTTACAAATACAACAGACCCTTTGAAAGAGGCTCTTGTAAACAATTGCGGGCCAATTATATTATATGTTTTTTTGCTATATAGATTGTCGTTGATCATTGTATAACAAGATTGCTAAATAATCTTATAAAGTTTCAAGTATAAAGTTTCAAGTATTAATAGTCAATGTAATGATGTATTATAACTGAATCAATAAAAATGTATTTCAATTTTGTTATACCCACATCCACATCCACATCCACATCCACATCCACATCCACATCCACATCCACATCCACATCCACATCCACATCCACATCCACATCCACATCCACATCCACATCCTACAAATAATCATACCTACATAAATCCGCATAATATTCTATCACAGAACCTACGTCCGGTCCCAAAAAATTATTATTCAAATATACAATATCTATAGTGTCTTTCCAATAAAAAGACAAATCGGATTTATTATCTGCAAGATCCGCAATACTATCAAACGCCTTGCAGTTCTCCAAAAACCCGATTTTGGGAAACCCAATAATCCCATTGTTTTTTGCAGTAAAAATCCATCTATGGTGGATATAACCCCTGTAATCTCCTTGGAACTTGGCAAGTTCTCTATATTTACTTGGAAATGCAATATATCCAGCCAGTGCAATATTCGCAATTTGTTCGCTAACAAATACCGGGTTTATAATATCTTCCAACGTATGTGTGCAAATACAAAAATCATATTTCCCCTCTCTACTAACATATTCTAATACCACCCCCCAATCCCGAGGATTCGTTATATCACATTTAAAATGCTTTATATGAGAAGGCATACCTGCCTCCCCCGGGTCAGTAAAATCAATAATTGCATCGGCAAAAGGCATAGACCATCCACCAAAAACCCCGCCAACATCTACTACCCGAAATTTACCCTGTGATTTTTTCATAAAAATATAATCTGCGACTTCTTGGCGATTTCCATTGGATAATTTAATATTGTATATCATATTTCAAAACCTAATCACACTCCAAATAATTTGTATAACACAAAAGATTTAGACCTTTTCGGTTAAAAACTATTTAGTTTACAAATATACAAACAAATCTATACAAACAAATCTATAATGCACAATTCTATACACACATACGTTCTATATATTTGTAATTATATTGACACGATCTTTAGTAAATGACGCTATAATGTTGTCTATAAACGCATCCCGCAAAATCTGATCCCTTCCTTTGGGCACAATTTCATTTGCCGTAATATCCACTTTCCGCTGGTCTTTCATTTTTTCCGCAATAAACTTTCGCATAGATTTCGCAATTTCCTTTTCGCTAGCATAAAATTTCTCATAAAAGTCTGCCTGAGTTTCTACATTTGCATACAAACACAATTTGTCTAACACGTCCTCAATGTGGTTATTAGTGGATATAGTAGGATCACATATAGAATTACATATAGGAGTATTGGAAAGAAGCCAAAATCCAAAATGCATCAATTTCATATATTTATTCGGCAATGTTTTACCCAAATCAAAAGATTTTGGTGAACCCTCAATATCCATTAGATTATCCATTTTATTCTACGTATTGCTATAGTCTAGCAAATGATTATATTACCATCAGGAGAAATTATAAAATATATAATTGAGTATGCTCATACACAAATATAAAAAAATATTTCAATTTTGTATCGTATCAAAATATACGAAACCAAACAACGGGGGGGTAACCTATTTTATACTTGTATTTTATATTTGTAAATAATTGAGACAAAATTGTTACCAAAACATAATATTTTTATCATCGTACCATAGTGGGTACCATAGTGGAGTATAGTATTATGTAGCATTTTCTACATTTTTTGTCAATACAAATAAAATAACCCACAATGTTTTACCTACTAGTTTTCGCAATTTTGCGAGGTTTTCTACTTTTTCTAATTTTTTAATTGTAGTTGGTTCTCCTGAAAAATGATAAGATAATACATATATCAAAATTGATGTAGATAATATATCGTATGTTATGCAACTTAAACATTGTAAATTGTGGCGATTATTGATAAGTTGCATAATAAAATCCATATCCAATACGTGTTCTCCTATTTTTTCTGTTACAGTAGTGCCTATTATGCGATATGTCATTAGGTTTCGTAAACTTAATAGTCCTGTTTTTGAAATAATGTCATACATTTTGTTTGTATAGTCGGTCGGTATAAGTATAAGTATAATGGTATTATATTTATTGGGAATTAAATTTCAATTTTATATTTTGTATTTCAAACATATATGTTGCAGTTTTCTGAAAATTGTAATATTATTTTGGCAATATTTTGGCAAGTATAGTCCAACCATACAATTTATACCAATGAATAATTAAAACCGCAGCTCGTATGGGGTGATTGTTTCAATTCCTCACTGGTATCTGACCCCGAATATTTTAATCCGACGGATTGAAATCTTCGTTGGTTTAAAAATTCACTAGAAAATAACAAAATATATATAAAATTGAAAAGATTTTGAAATATTTCACAGTATATTATAAACCATATTTTATATAGCTCACCAATATCCCTAATCAAAAATGCAATCAATCCATATGATGAATATGGATGCGATTGTTGACAAATTACATATATACAGCACAAGACAATTATGGAGAGAATCCAATATTGTACAATTTGAACAACGAAACCTTACAAAACAAGTATTATGTGGGAGAACCAACGCCCTAATTAACACATATTTTGCTAACCCGGATGACCCAAATATTCAGTATATAGGAGAACAACTATTAGAAACCTATAATTATGCGGATGAATATTTAGTAAAGTTGCAGTTAGCACTTATGTTTTCTATAGACAACAATAGGGCAATTATCAATGCAGAAAAGCAAAAAGTGAAAAATATAGTGGATAGACGCGCCAAAAATGACCAACAATCCACCAATACTCGTATAGCAAAACGCGAACAAGCAATCATAAATTGTATCAACAAGCTACCTGAAGATATAGTAAATCACATAAAATCGTATTTGCCACCACTCATTATATTATCCGCCATCAGTATTCCCACTTACAACTTAATAACCATATTAAGCCCGCTCAAACTAAAAAATGTAAAAATTATTTATGACCGTATGCGCAATAAAACTTTACCAATCTTTAACAAACTACGTGGTATAGCCACTCGCGATGTAATTCGCGATACAGATATTGATATATTAACTGCGAACCAACCGTCCCCATCAAAACAAGCAATTATTGTCCGTATTCGTGATATATGTTATTGCTACAACTTGGTGTTGAACATTTTATCAAGACTCAAACAAACTGTGACTAGTGGCGATTCAAATAGAGATAGAGATACAATATGCTATTGCAATGAAGCAAATAAAATACTAAATGATGAACTGACGTATATCTATAAATTGATGAGATTTGCAGCTATACCGCAAAATAATGGTAGAGCAAAGCCGAAGCCTAGACCGCCGAAATCCAAAGCAAATACGCCAACAAAGTCACAATAATCACTAGACCAATCTATATAACCGACCCCGACCTCACAAACCACAATTAATACTTTTGCATATATTTTGAAACGTGATGTAGAGGCATCAATGCAGCATCATTATTACCATTTTCCACGATTTTATTTTCCACGATCGTTTTTTTTGGTTCTCCATTTATATTTGATGTAGGTGCCATAGGAGAGAGTTTAGCAGATAGATGAGGAACAGTAGAAACACTATCCACCAATTCTTTTCCTACAATGGATGACCCCCCATAAATATCCAATATTTTGGAAACAATAGCACTCCGTTGGACATCTTCCGATTCCAATTCCACATATTTGATGAATGATGTTGTATTACTTGAACTCTCCATAGTTCTCCCCATCTCTCTCTTATCATAGGTCTTCAATTTGCGCAACAAATCCGCCAATCCATTATCAATCCCCCGGTCACTTTGTTTCAAATCCCCTGTAATAACCATTTTGGATCCTTCGCCCAACCGGGTAGTCAACATCAACATCTGATTAGGAGAACTATTTTGCATTTCATCTGCAATAATAAATGATCGCTTAAATGTGCGCCCGCGCATAAAGGCCAACGGAGAGATTTCTATAACACCACCGTGCAACATTGCATCAATGTCTTTTTGCGCATAAAACTCCAACAAAATATCAAAAATAGGCCGGGTCCAAGGATCCATTTTATTAATCAGAGAACCTGGCAAAAATCCGATTTCTTCTTCTTCTACCGGTACAACCGGTCGGGTCATAATAATTTTAGATATAGCTCCTCGCCTAAGTTCTTGTATAGCACTATAACACGCAAACAAAGTTTTCCCGCTACCGGCCGCGCCAACACCTAACACAATTTTGGTATCAGGTTCTCCCAAATATTTGACATATGTTTTCTGATTCATAGTCCGAGGACTATAAACGGGTGATATAGAGCGGCAATTCGCGGACCCGCCGCCTCCGGCGGCCAACCCGGCCACGATATCCCCTCCCCCACCCCCTCCACCGCCCCAAATATCATCTATATCTTTATTACGCTTCGCCCTCATTTGAAAATCCATATGTCTAACCCTATACATAGACGGTGTATATCCAAACAGTCCATTCACATCATCAATCCACCATAATCCGAACAATGCTATATACAAAAAATACATCTGATTCATTTTATTATATATTTATACAAACAATAAAATATATAATTCGTTATTTCTAGGTAGTTTTGCGTAAAAGTTTATATATCTAACCCTACCCCCATATTTTTTCCACAACACGCTTAGCGGTTTCCAATGCCCCCTCCATCCACTGTTGATATTCCCCCGAGTAATGTTCTCCACATAAATAAATAGGAACATCCAAATCTGGTTGCAAAGGAAACTGAGAACTTTCCGCGCCAACCCCCCAATAACCTACACCACAAGGCCAATGAAATACCTGTGTACTCAAAGGAGTAGGTATATCTATTCCCGTGCTTTTTTTCATCAATCGCGCAAGTTCTCTATTAACTGCATCCACCCCCTCAGATTTATACAACCTGTTCCATCCATCTGCATATTTATTATCCGAATAAGAAATCATTATAACACCATCGGATTCCGAAATGGGTATAACCATTCGCAAATTATTATTTGTAGTAAACTTGGGCATATCGGAGAACCACGTTTTCCCCCGAACTACAGGAAATGTACTATAAATACGACACAAAGGCGCGCAAACGATTTGTGAGAACATCCCCCTAATACCTCTAAATATAGCCAAGTTCTCCGCAACTTGTTTTGGTAATGCGCAAATACATTTTAGTCCAACATACGGACGCTTATTTTCTTTACAATATACTTCTATAACACTCCCACCATTATGATGGCCCCCGGGGACGGAGGCCCTGGTCCCGGTCCCGGCCCCGGCACCCTTATAAACATATTGTATATCCACAACTGTTTTATTACATAAAATACGAGAACCTGCCCGCCGACCTATGCGATCCATCAATTTATCAATAATTTGATATAACCCCCCTTTCAATCCACCAAAATCATTACCAGGACCAAGTCCTCCTAATAAATGTATAGCATCATATGCATTCATAATAACCAACTCAGAATAATATCCGAAAGATCCCTTAATGTATTCTATTTCAGATTTCACCAAAATCTTTTTTGCATAATCTAAGAAAGACATACTCCGCAATAATTCGGCTGATTCCAATTTACTGGCCAAGACCACCTTCACTATATACCACTTTGTCTTAATATCATTCCCCAATAGTATCTTGGGCTCACTGCCATCCGCTGGTGCATACCCGGCATCACTAGAAATATGGACTATTTTCCGACTTAATCCAAGTTCATCAATTAATTCCATCAATAATGTATGTGCCATATTAAACCGACCCGCCCCGGCTTCCACTGACATATATTTGTCCACATAGGTATGAACCCGGCCGCCAACCACCGCTTCCCGTTCCAATATCAACACGCTAGCTCTGGGTGTCTTTTTCAATAATAAATGGGCACAATAGAGTCCCGAAATACCTCCACCCAATACAATGTAATCGTATATCATATGACTAAGTATATATTTATATATAGATATCTATAACAAGTTCTCATCTTATTCATATATATTACCTGCTGCCATAAGAGAACATACATACCATTTGCTTATTACCAGAATATCTGCAAGTAGACGCTCCTCCTATTTTTATTTTAGAATCTATCAACATATGTGTAAGAGACCGGTCAATTACATATCCATTTGTTTCTAAATAGGAGAACAATGCAGGAATATCTTCGGCAGTCATAAATGTATCACTATTATTCATAACCGGTTTCATCGTATATTTTCCTATAGCTAAAGTACATTGAGGGAAAGCACAAGATGCCCCGGGGGGCAATGCCTGAAATGGCGACAATTTATCTACACGTATCGGAAATACCATACGACTAAGTGGTCCTGCAGGCATATTACTAACGGTTAAAATATTCATATAAGTTTGATAGTAGGTATTGAGAATAGGTTCTAAATACAAAATAACCATATTGCTGGAAGTATTTTGTAGATAAAAGGGACTTTCCATCTTGTATTATGAATATACAAAATTATCATACAGAAAATTGCAATATCGTTTTTGGCGACTATTGTCGCCTCATACGATTTGTTTTTTCTGTGGGATAATAAAAGTATCCCACAGAAAATTGCAATTCCGACTATGGTGCATTATGCGCCTCTGGTCGGATTGGTGTTTTATGGGCGTCGTAAAAACGACGACCATAAAATTGCAATATCGTTTTTGGCGACTATTGTCGCCTCATACGATTTGTTTTTTCTGTGGGATACTTTTATTATCCCACAGAAAATTGAAATACTTTCTCCAAATAAGTTGTATTGCACATATTCAAATACATTATTATAAATATCTATATCTCTTTCACATTAAAAATGCCAGCTACTGTTATGTTGAAAACGCACCGTTATGAGTTCTCTGAACCTGCAATGATGCAACTGAATTATTTCACACAAGTGCATAAATATGACGAACGAAAAGCATTTAAAGAAGCGTGGAAAAAATGGACCGAAACAGATGATATTGCACAAATGATTGCCTCGGAGACCAATCGCTTAATGAGCGAAGGGTTCCAAGGCGATGTCGTAGACAAGATGTTCAAGGCTGTACGCTACTATTTCCGCAAGAAGCCTGCCACCGAATTATCGCCTAACAAAAAAGAACAAACCCCGCGCAAAAAATACGTCGGATTCACCGGCAACATATTAACAGCAATGGATTCGCATATTCTCACCAAAATCAAGGAGAACTTGTTAGCCACGGGTGCAACCGACGAACTCCCACTAGAAAAACCAGATAAAAAGCATTTCAAAAGCAATGTGTCGCCAGATAAGGCATATAATGATTTCTATAACACAAATACAGAAATCATTAGCGAAGAAACTGGACTATTACAAGACGAAGAAAATATGGACGACGAAGCCATTGAACTCAAAATCAAAAAAACTTACAAAAATAGATACCAAACCATTCGCAAGAAGTTACAATCATAAGTTTTGCTAGACACAGGTAAGCAATAGAGTAGTCATTACGTAAAAATATATTATTATTTTATTTCCTAGTTTTACGGGATTTACGGGGTTTACGGGATTTCTTGGACTTGCGAGAATTCTTGTATTTTCTAGATTTTTTTCCGCTTATACTAAGATTTGTCAATAAATAACCGAGTTATTCTTATAAGGTTAATCGTGAATCAATAATAACGTATATTTTCTTGGGCATACTATAATATTTACTACACAAAATATTTATAGATCAATATACCTATAGCCATTTTTCATTATTGTTTAGAAAAAACAAAGTAAAAACAAAAATATACTAATAATAATATAACCATAATATAAGTAATAGTATGCAGACAAAAACTCCGGAGTTCTTAGCAAAAGGCACATATGGGTGTGTTTTTTACCCCAGTATAAATGCGTGCAGTGGAAAAATAGAAAACGACTTAGACAGTGATCATTATATAACTAAAATACAAAAGTATTTACCAACACAATATGATGAAATAGTTATAGGACAAACAGTACAAACATTACCTCTATATGACCATTATTTCGCACCCGTTGTAAAGAGCTGCAAAATCAATACTGTTCATATGGATTACAATTTGGTACGAACTTGTGCAACAATCCAAAACGAATTAGGAGAACTAAATACTACATCTGCTTATGTATCAAATAAAATCCGCTATGTTGGAAAAAATCATATATCTAAATATTTACAGCGGCTAAAAACAACCCCCCAAAAACTATACAGCAAACTCATCAATACCCATTTACATTTATTAGACGCATTGCAATTATTGGATTCTGAAGACATTGTCCATTTTGACATAAAACCCCAAAATGTAATGTATGATGAAATACAAGATGTTCCAATTATAATTGATTTTGGGCTTTCTCGCACAATAACGCCATTATTATCCCCAAGTTTTAGCCCAATACGAAATAATGATGATGAAGCCCCGGAAGGTGGTCAAAGATACTTAGAACAATCCGGAGAACAATTTTCAAAAGAGTTTGAAAAACTAATGCGCCATACATTTGTAAGCTATGATACATATGATTATTGGTGTATTGATATTTACATATTGTCCAACATAGGGTCAACCACGTATTTGAAACCATATCAAATCGTATCTGCCGGACAAATAAAAACCATATTGCGAGGATTTATTACCCCCAATGTTTTAGCCGTTTTATCAGGGGATGAAGTTCATCATTTTAAAAAACGTATTGCCGATTATTTTTTATCTTTTGCACAAGAAAATAAAACGTGGATGGATGTATTTAGAGTTCTCATACAAAATTACAAAAAATGGGATAACTATTCTGCAGCAATGACATATTTGTATAGCTATATGAAGGCCAAATCAACTGAATTAACAACCGAAAAATCAAATATAAGAGAACCTGTAGAAATACAACAATATTTGTCCCTTTTAAAAAATATTGTTATTGCAATGCCGTATGAACGCCCTTTAGCGCAAGAAACGCAAAAATCCATACGTGAAATATTTGGTTATTCTGAACCGGAACGTGAATCTGAAGATGAATCGTATGCCACCGAATCCACCGATGACGATGTATTTTATTGAATCACCAAACAAGTAAACCAACGAATAATTAAATTGGGACATTTTGATTTTCATTATACATCTTCACTGGTATAAATCCTAAAATATGTTTCAAACAAGTTGCTCATCATATCATATCGCGAATTACTAAGAATGTTTTCCAATGTATCAAATGGCGTATTGTTATATTGATCACCCCATCCAATAAAACTAAACTGATTCAATAATTCCGCATTTGTACCAGAAACCATTGCAGATTTAGGTGTTATACAAGAAACTGGTTTGATCATCATATGATCTATATCCATAGGAGTAGAACAGTTCCAATACACAATATGTGGAATATCTATATTAGCACTTACAAATCGGTCCACAATAATGGGATGAATCAATTCATTTTCATATTTCCAAAAACTAGTTTGATTCGTGAAAATTACAAATACTAAATCCATTTTTACGCTATTATCAGAGCCCCCGTCACAACCGTGCACATAATTGCTGGTATGGCTAATAGACTGTATAATAGTATCAAATGTTTTCAATATATTAGCAATCGTATTTTTAGATGTATAATTATACAACGTTTCCACCATTTCAACGAAATTACCAGCGCATCCATCTAGATTTACCCACGTGGGAATATTATCCATAACCATTATACGTTGTCCTATTTTAGATTTTTCCGCAATAAGACAACCCATTCCAATAGCGTTATACATAGCATCTCCAGATTCACACATTGATAATGACAAATCTACTATAGGAATAAAAAAGTCAAGCGCATTGCATTTTTTGGAGAACTTCTGCCAATTTTCATTTAACAAACCAATTTGATATAACACATTTTGCATAATATCATTGGAGCAATATACATTTTTATATTTGATTAGTTTTATTGCCTGTTTAACAAATTGCATAGGTGAGAACGTACATTGATTGATATAGCTTTTCCGAAGTTTTTCTAGTTTTAATTTCGGATCCAAATCGGACATAAAAATATGATCCTTCACATTGTATGCGCATTGACGACGGTCTTTGTTTACAATTGTATGTTCTCTATAATTAAATGTATTATCTATATTGAATAATGCATTACTATTACGAAACATTCTATCAATGGTTATTTTAGAATGATCAATTTCAGACCATTTATTTTGGCATTGTTTTGATTCTGGTAAATCAAGTAATTTAGTCATTTGAGATATGACTTTGCGATAAATCATTTTACATTTTATTACAGCCTTTACATTTTTTAACACAACATCTATATTATCATATTGCTCAAGATTTACAGAGCTCAATATATGGGGACTGGTTGCATAAACCCATTGAATTGCCATTTGTTCAAATATCCAACCATATTTACTATTTTCCCGCGGAACCCATTTACAAGCCAATGACGGTAATGTGCCATTTTTGTTATATTCAATATAGTCATCATATACGCGCTGGTTCAACACGGTTGTTGCATATTTGCACAACAGTTTGTTTTTGGCGTGACTCTGTTTATCCCCGTATTTTCTTACATAATTACAAAAATATTTGACATCTTTGAAACATCCATAACTATTTTGATGCGGAATATATAGATGTGATGTATCAATATACAATTTGAAATCAGTTTCATATTTATTTTCAGAGAACATAGTAGAAGAAAACAACATAGAATACAATGCAACTATACCCATATTAGGATAATATTTCCACCACTTGTAAATCATCATATATGTTATATCACGTTCTCCTTTTCCATAGCAAAAGTCACGGGTTTGCGCTATGAGTTTGTATAACATTTTCAATATTTTGATATATGGATTGAGTGAACATACTAATTTTTTTGTATCTGCACTGGAAGTAGAGTCGGATTCACAAGGACGCAAATATATACCATATGACCTATCAAGAGATTCTGTAATAGAACAATGAAGAGTACATAATAGTTCTTCATATATTTTTGAAAACCTCAACAAATCTTGTTCTCCATTTGGACGAATAAATTGATAATAAATATATATGAGTTTGTCTTTATAATATTCAGCGCTAGAAAAATTATCTAATTCCATTTGTCATATATTTCTATAGTAATATAGAGCGTAATATTTATATTATTTTCCGGGTATAGTTGTTTGGTCATACCATATTTTCCGAGTTTTTTTGACCATTTTTCTAGGGACTATTATGTTATCATCTTCTGAAATACGAACCTTTTTAGTATGTTTCGCTTTTTTATTGTCATTTTGCGAATTTTTAAGAATAGATTTGATAGACATTTCTTCTGCAATTTCCGCAAAAAATAGAAAAACAGTATGTAAAGAATGAAAAATAAATAGTGATGGGGGAATAATAATATCATCAATTATTGGTATGGATTTTAAATGTAGATTTTCACTACATTCACCATTTACATATTTTTGTATATCTTTTGGATCTAAATCTATAGTAAACAACAGCATATCAAATACTTTATATTTAGTTTTTTCTATAACTTTCTTAGTTTGAACAATTTGCAATAATTGTTCTTTAGAAATACATCTCTTATTTGTATGATGGTCATTTGTATCTAATTTTAGTGTTTCTTTGTTGATTTTTGATATTTCAAGATTTGCATTCATATAAACAGTTTGTAGTACAATGGAATCTATTTCTTCACGATTCATTATTTGTTGGATAGAATGAATACGGGAATATTCTTTTATCCATGACATATCTAAATCATCGTTCATTATATTCTTATTGCAATTATGTATATTAGTTTTTTACAATATAAACGAAGACGCCCAATGGCGTTTGCAATAATTCATTTGTTATATTACTTATATAAATATGTAAATAATCATATATATAATTAACATCAATGTCGAAACAATTGTGGGGAAAAAAACAAAATCGCGAAATAATACGAGATGCATATACCAATAATTACGACACCATAACTTTAGACGCTATTATAGAATACTATAAGCAAAATGGTGGGGTATTTGGAGAACGAGGCCCTAAAGGTGATCAAGGTGATCAAGGTATTCAAGGTATTCAAGGTATTCAAGGTGAACCTAGTTCAGTGACTGGTCCTATAGGTCCTAGAGGATATACTGGCATTACAGGTCCTACTGGCTCTACTGGTTATACTGGCTCTACGGGTCCTACTGGCTCTACTGGTCCTACGGGTTATACCGGAGAAACTGGTCCTACAGGTTATACTGGAGAAACTGGTTATAGTGGTCCTACGGGTTACACCGGAGAAATTGGTGCTACTGGTCCTACGGGTCCTACTGGGAAAACCGGTCCAACCGGACGCACTGGCCCTACTGGCCCTACTGGACAATCTGGAACTACTGGGTCTACGGGTCAAACCGGACCTACTGGGTTTACTGGTCAAACCGGACCTATCGGTACCACCGGTCATACGGGTCCTACTGGTTATACTGGAAAGACTGGTACTACTGGTCCTACTGGCGCTACTGGTTATACTGGTCCTACTGGACAATCTGGAGCTACTGGGTCTACGGGTCAACCCGGACCTACTGGACGCACTGGTCCTACAGGTCCAAAAGGTGACCGCGGTATATCTGGAGATGTATATGCCACTACTGGAATTATAAATACTGTTCCTGTTGTAAATCAAAATCTGATTATAACTCTTGATAATATAACAGTTTCTTATATATATGGACAAAATGTAGTAGCTACGTATTTCAACCCTAATGGAACGGTATTCAATGGGACAATTTATTACAATAAATTGATATATGGAAGTGTAATCGGACTAAATGATAATTCTCTCTATATAAATGTAAGTTCTTTAATACCATCTGCCGCGTGGTGGTATCCTTCAGATGTAAGTAATAACGGGGTGTATGTTAAATATAATGTCAATTTAAATGGATTTGGACTAAGTGGAACTTACACTGGACCAGCAGGTCCGACTGGTCCAAATGGAACTGCTGTAAATACTGGTGCAACTGGTTTTACAGGATATACAGGTCCTCCCGGAATTGGATTTACCGGTTATACAGGGGTTTCTGGTCCGACAGGGCCTTCTGGTTCTATAGGTCCTACTGGTTCTATGGGATTTACAGGGTCTACCGGTAAGTCTGGTCCAACTGGATCTACTGGAAGTACCGGATCTACTGGAAGTACCGGTTCTACTGGACCTACTGGGCCTAGTGGACCTCCAGGATATACCGGGTCTGTTGGCCCTACTGGAAATACGGGTGACACAGGTCCTATTGGATTGTATGGCCCAACTGGGTTTACTGGACCAACTGGGTTTACCGGACCAACTGGCCCCACTGGACCAACCGGATATACGGGTTCAACTGGACCCACTGGACAAACCGGATATTCAGGCCCAACTGGGTTTACTGGACCAACTGGACCAACTGGGTTTACTGGACCAACTGGACCAACTGGATATACCGGACCTATGGGACAAACTGGACCAACTGGCGCCACAGGTCCAACTGGCACCACAGGTCCAACTGGATATACCGGCCCACCTGGATCCGGATATTACCCTGGAGATTATTTGATACAAGGAGTATTATCGGCTGATCAAGATCTTTCAAGTAATGCTTCATCTATTATTAAGTTTACTGGAGGTTCTGATCCTAAAGGCTGGATTAAAAATCCGGGAACATCAACTGCTAATTTTAACCCAAACATACCAGGATATTACAATATATATGTAACTATAGGGCTAATGACAACTGCATCAACATATAGGGGAACTGCATTTGTACATATAAGATTAAATGGTACAAGTTCTGCTTCAAATATTGCAATTGGAGCGGCCACTACTGTACCGCGTTTAAATATTAGTACAAGTAAAATGGTTTATTTGAATGGTTCAACCGATGCCATTTATTTCAATGCAGATTCATCAACATTTTCTGGATCAGGTGGACAAAGTTTGGATGCTGGAGGAACATTTTTTTCTGCTCAGTTAGTAACCGCAGGAGCATTTACAGGAACATCTGGAGCTACTGGATTTACAGGGTTTTCTGGACCTACTGGAAGGTCCGGACCTACAGGGCCAACTGGATATATCGGCCCAACTGGAAATACTGGTCCAACTGGCTTAACCGGACCTATGGGCCTAACCGGCCCAACAGGATATACCGGACCTACAGGATATACTGGGGCAACCGGTTATACAGGCCCTATGGGTCTAACCGGTCCAACTGGACCTACCGGGTATACCGGACCAACCGGATATACCGGCCCTATGGGTCAAACTGGGCCAATTGGATATACCGGAGCAACTGGACCTACCGGACCAACTGGCTATACTGGGGCAACTGGCTATACCGGCCCTATGGGCCAAACTGGGCCAACCGGACCTACAGGGCCAACTGGATATACAGGGGTCACTGGACCTACAGGACCAAGTCAATGGGTAAATAGTACAGGTTATATTTATTATAACGGTAATGTGGTTATAAACAAGAGCACTGCAAATCTTAACTCTTCAGTATTAGATGTATCTGGAACTCTAAACGTAGGCAATGATTTATATGCTCTTTCAGGAACCACGTATATTAGAAACTTGAAAAGACCGATTATAGATGTATCAGTCAATCAAAATGCTTGTATATTGGATATGTCACTAGGTTCGGTTTTTATGATACGCGCAGTTGGTGCAAATGTTTCATATAGTATTACTATTACAAATATACCAACTAATGCTGATAATTATCATTATGAATTAATATTATATCAACTAGCAGCTACAAGTAGTTCTGGAATAGGATCTGTAATTATAGGTCCAAATACAATTACATCTGCTATTTCAGGTTCACTAGGAGCACATACTGTGGCTACAAAATATATAATAAATATTTTTAATAGTGCATTGTCTGGTAGTCCTGCGTGGGGAGCAGCAATAGAAAGACTAAATATGTAAAAATAATTATAACAACATAACCCATTTAAAGAGAACTATATATACGATTATGTCTCAATACAGCGCAACAAGATTCTCCATATCTAATCCCTCAAAAACAGAAAAAAATAAATAACACATTATATAATTTCTTGAGACAGCACCAGCATTATGTGGTATAACTATACCACATAATTATTTGCAAAAGCACACTAATCGGAAACTGTATATTTTTCTAATATTCTTACTCGTTCTTTCAAACCCTGTATTTCTTTTACTAATACCCCTATCAATCCAGGATAATCCACGCCCTGCGTTTCAGGCCCATCTTTTACGCCAGTTACTAAAAACGGATATTCTTGTTGCAATTCGTGTGCAATAAATCCAATTTGGGGTTTATTTACCATTGTATTAAAATAATATTTAGGAACTATATTGTCTATATTAAATGATGTATCACATAATGGTTTAACATTTGTTTTAACACGATAATCTGAAACCTGACTCAATGTTTTGTAATATAATGTATTACACGAAATATTTCCAGAAACATCCATATTTCCAGAAACATCCAAGTTTCCAGAAACATCTATTTTATTTTTAAAATGAGATACACCAGATATGGATATACTGGGTACAAATAAATTGGCATATCCAGTAATGTTTCCCTGAACATTTAAGTTTCCGGATAAATCTACATTACCAGATATATCCATATTATTACGGAAATGTGAATATCCGGATATTGTTAGATTACTCGTTGTAGATATATTACCAGTTACATTTAATGCTTGTAAAACATTTACATTATTTAATACAGCAGTTCCCGTTTCTACAGTAAATGCATTTGTAGCAGTTCCGGTTATTCTTACATTTCGTCCAATGTATACATTTCCGTCAATATATGCACCGGTTCCGTTCTTCAAATATAGACCACCATATGAATTGTTTGGAGGATTACTTATTGCATCTACTCCACTAGATAATGTAATCAAACCATTTGATCCATCCACAGATATAGATGTACCAAAGTTAGAATAACCGGCTACAGATAATGCAGGGTCGGCACTATATGTCACATTGTTACTTTTATACGTTGATGTTATTGGCCCCAATAATATAGAACTTGCATCTACATATAATTGATTGACAGACAATGATGCATCAATTCTGACAGCAGGTCTATAACCTCTAACGTGCAATGCATACGATACATCGCGCCCATTATATGTACGCGACAATGCATTACCTCCGTTTATATTTATCACGTCTATTTTACCATATGAGACATCCAGACCGTGAGACACCAAATAATTATTAGCTTCTATGAATACATTTCCGTTTGAAACCGATAATCCACCGCTCAATTGTATATTTCCGTTAAAGATTGCCTTTGAATTAACATACATACTAGAAATGGTATTGCTATTACCCAAATATATATTTTGTGAAGTTCCATCCCCAATATAAATGTTAGGAGTATTACTTGCCACATACAATTTATTTCCAGTAGAACATATATTTCCGATCTGTCTATCCACAATAATATTTCCTGCAATTGTCATATTTCCACATAAATCTAATACGGAATTGTTGGTGCTATTTAATAAATCCGGAACGTGATTATATATAACTTTTCCGTATCCTGTAAGATTCAAATCTGGCGAATAGTTATTCGTTACTACAACAAAATCATTCTTATTAAATGAAAACACGTTATTCAATGATGCATCAACCAGTGGAAATCCAGTTCCGGACAAATCAAATAATTGTTTAGGAGCGTTTTTCCACGTATATCCATCTGTTGTATATACTATAGACCCTTTATTTCCTACTGCAATTGCATTAGATGCATCATATGCCCATACACTTCTAAGCGTAATATTTTCTATAGTCAAATCTGAAGTATTTCTAGAAATGTCTATCCACGATTGACCACCATTTACTGTATGTGAAATAAAGCCAGCTCCTACCGCAACTACATTACTCATATCTACCACACTGATAGCATTATATCCACCATTTACAACATTTGCACAACCAGTAACTTCAGTAAGATTACTAATACCACTAAATAAATATTTTCGGATGCTAGAATTGCCTGCGATGTATATATAACCACTGCTACAATCAATACCAGGTAAATATCCAGCTCCATCTATACATTTCCCTGTAATAGTGCTAGGGAATCTGTAATATGTTAATGGGGACGTATTATCATTTATTACATTTGTATTACTACTATTGTACATAACATAATTGGGATTATTTGCATACGCAAGTGTATTTTCTCCGAAGGCCGCATTGAAATATCTAATTTGATGTTCTGTACCGATAGTATTACTCGTAATGAAAAACACTTTTGACAATGCGTTTTTATTTGACGTGTTTCCTGAAAAATCACAAACGAAAATATCTACAACATTTGTAATATTACTATCGGAGTTCTGCGTTAACATTGATTTATTTATCCATCTATTATTTGATATATCCAAACAATATCCAAGACCAAAATCACCATAGGCTATAATAAACTTGTCATCATATACCCAGGAGGCTCTCATAAATGTGGAACTCACAATATTGGGCTGTCTATATGCAATAGGTGACGCATACCAGGAACTACCCCCATCTTTTGTAATATATGCGTGCTGGGAATACACCTGGGGATTCGGAAGCGGGAAAGGGTTATTTTCATAATCGCCGCCTATAACAATTCCACTATTAGGATATTTTCTTGAAAACCTCATAGATCCAATGTCAAAATCAATATTTGCAGCAGTAGTTATATCTATATTTTCTATATGAATACCACCATTTATATCCAAGGCATATTTATCTAGTATAGGAACTGGCTTATTAATACTAGTTGTGTTTTTACATACTACATTGCTCGTTCCTGAAACAATTGTTTGAGCAGGAGTATATATGTTATTTGAGAAATCTGTAGTTCCTAATGACAGCATACCTTTTGTTATATCTTTCGGATAAGCCCCGCCGTAAATTGCACCTCCAAGTTCTGTATGTTTTGAAATTAAATTAATACTTATATTTGCTGAATTATCTACAGCTACTCCACACATCGCAGTCCCTGTATAAACCGATGACACATCATATATATCATACAAATATGTATCGTTTTCTAAATCGTTATATACGGTAAGAACTGCGTCATTTACAATATTTGCACTATTGTCAGTTACAATAAGATTGGCCACAATTTGCACGTGATCTAATGCATCAATGTGTAAAACACCGCCACTATTATATTGTATATAGGCGTCTGGTAAATCTGTAGTATTACCGATATTGAGTGAATTGTCAAAATAATATCCCAGAGTTGCATTGCAAGCATCTACACTCAGCATAATTCCTTGGTCATTTACGTTTCTACACAAAATATTATTAGATTCCACTAAGTTAGATTTCACATTTAATACATATTTATTATTACCAAATATATCAAGGTCGGCCTGAGGTATTTCTTTATTTACAGCAATACCAAGATCATTTCCATACATAAAAACATCATTTGGATTATTTTGAAAATATAAATGATTTAGCACAGTAAGATTACCGTCAACATACTGGTCTTTGTGTACGTGGCTATTTCCAGATATGTCTAAATCATTATGCATTATTACATTACCTTCAACAGTTAGATTTTGATTCAATGATACATCTCCGTAAACATTCAATCTATCTGAAACAATGAGATTCCCGGATATATCTATGTCATTTGTAATTTGTTTTAATATTGTGAAATAATTAGTAACCATAGAATTAACTCTTATATCAACGGTTCCGTCAATATTGTCTAACCCTCCATATTTCCTCCAAGATGACATATTAATTATATACAATTAATATGTATTTTTATTTATTGTTAAACCAATCTTCCCATATTTTTTCAAATACTCGGAGAACTACGTTACCCTTAGTATTGTCATTCCATATAGGTTTTTGATTTATTACAATTATATAATGATTTCCGGTGCTATTTATACAATAGAACTGGTATTTTGAGCGTGTCATCTTCCTCCACGTATTTTACGGGTTCTCTTACCCGATTTTCCCTTTTTATCTGCAAACCTTTGTATTTTTGCACTATTTTTCAATAATAAATCGGTTATTTCTTGATAAAAGTTGCGAAACTCTGACCGATGTTTTTTCATATCGGACAAGGAGAACCAGCGGATTTCAGCCTTTTCAAATAATTTAGTTTTCTCCAATTGTTCTTTATTCATTCTATTCCACAAAAAACGGTGATTTTGATTATAATATTTAGGCAAGTTCTCGTCATAATCTAAAACAAAGAGGTGCATATGATATGTTTCGTGGGTTATATTATATGTCCCCCCGTTTTTCTTAATTAATGCTTCCAATTCTTTTTCATCCCCTAAAAACCCAGTAAGTTCTTCTGCCCCCTCTCTTAATGCTGTCCTAAACGGGGTTTCACCATTATCAACACCCCCTCCAAAATCAGAGAACCCGGGTGTATCGGCAAGTTCGTTCTCCTTTCCGAATAAAAAAAACAATTGATTTTTATGAATAGCAATTGGCAATATACTTCCGGCAACCATTGTATATATATTACTAATACAATATTAGTAATACAAAGTATTATACAAAGATTTTTATAGCCGAATCACTTTTACATTGGGGTCTTTCATTGCAGGAACCGACGCAACCGGGGCAGGTGCTTTTATATTTGTATCATCTGGTGTATCATCTGATGTATGTGCAAACTGTTCCCAGTCTACGGTTGTTGTTTCCACCGGTTGCATTGCAATAGGTGTTTGTATTATAGAGTCGTAAAATGCACGCACTTTTGGATTGGCTTTAATTCGTTGTGGATGAAATGCGGACAAATATAGCCCGTCCAATGTTTGAATCCGCGACAATGCGACATATGTTTGACCGTATTCAAATATAGCGTTTCCTAGGTCCATTTCTGCCATATCCATAGTGGCTCCTTGGATTTTATGAATGGTGAGTGCCCACGCTAAACATAATGGATATTGCGAAATATACAACGATGGATATTCATCGGATTGCCATACGTGTCGTTCTATAACACGAACACATCCATTTGTAAATCGGACAACCGGTGCAAGTTCTCCCAAAACCGTTCCGGCTGTAATAAGGCCTTCTCCAGCTGGTACAAACTTGACTATAATGCCTTGTGAGCCATTACATATGCCAGCTTCTAAATCTAAATTGGTGAGACACATTACTGCAGTACCAACCTTCAAACTAAGCGATTCTACTGCAGGACTATTGGACAATAATTGCTCTAAATGCATTTCTTTTTCTTTTTCTGTGAGCATATCGCATTTTAATAAATCTGCGGTTTTAATTGGTACCCCACTTTCTACATATGTTTTACAAGCAGTTTTCCTATTACACATATACACATTTTCATCTTGTTCAATTTTGGCATACATCAATTGATTGATATATTCTGCCCGGGACCGCACAGGGAACAATTTGGTCAAAACACATCCACCGTGTTCTTCGGGATTATATGTTCGCTTTACCCTGGTTTGCAATATTTCCGCATTTTCTTTTTCCAGTTCTCCTTTTCGTATTTGTAATAGTATTTCTCTATACTTGGGGTCTTTTTGACGAAACATTGTATGCAATTGTATATGGTTTTCATTTTTGAAAATAGTGACCCATCGTTCCGACTCAAAACAAAATCGTTCCGTATCTGGTTCTCCCGGTGTTCCAACTGGCGGTAATTGATAAAAGTCCCCGGTGCATATGATTTGTATTCCTCCAAAAGGCCTATTCACTTTCCGTACAGCCCTTCCAATATCGTCGCATAATTCAAATATTTTTTCCGACATCATACTTACCTCATCTATAACCAATATTTTGGCTTTTTTCCAATTAGCCAATGCGCGCCGGTTTTTCAAAACACTTGCAATTAGTTTTTCACGAGGACCTTTTGCTAAACGAATCCCGCTCCAAGAATGCAGGGTTCTAGCGCCACAATTTAATAACAATGCGGCACAACCGGTTAATGCACATACATCTATTTTTATAGCGCGCTCGTCGGCAGATCTAACAAAATAACTAATAAGTTTGGTTTTTCCGGTTCCCCCGGGACCGGTTATAAATAGGTTTTCGCCATTATTAAATCTATCTAATGCGTATTGTTGTTCAGGTGATAATTGTATTCCGGACATTTTGTATGACTATATCTTCTTGCAATACTAATAATAAACAAATATATTTATTTATATTGAATTAGTCATATAAATAAATATAAATATTATTCAATTTTATGTTTACTCGTGCTCTACTACGATAGTAAATGAAAAGTCTAGACCATTAAGATTTACTGGAATACCCCACTCATTGACAATTTGCACATTGAGTTTTTGCAAATCGGTTTTTCCAGTATAAGAACGATTATCTGATAGTAATACACCATTGAATTGATTACCAACCACTATATCTCCAAAATCATATTTTTTATAGTCTATTGAGATGCGTGCAATTATATTTTTGTTAATAAGAGAACTTGGCAGTGGGGAAATAAACGAGCTCTGATTTCCGCGACTAAACTCGTCTAATACTACATACAAATATCTGGGAAAATGCAAATTAACAAATGAATCGGAATAAATAGTTCCACCAGAAGGAATTGTATAGCTCAAATCGTGGAATCCCAGTAACCATCCCATTTTGGATTTCAAATTGTATTTATCAAAACTACCTGTAGAAGACACTGCAAAGTTTACTGTAAGTGGAGAACCTCCCGTGTTTTTAAGTTGCGCATAGTATCCATTGTACGTATTAATTGTGGTTGTTCCATTATTGTAATTATTACTAAAGTCTATAGTTAAATTACTTACCCCCTTGTTTGCTAATGATGCATTGATTTCTGTTTTCAGCGGATTATTTCCATAGAAAGGAGTTAGTTGATAAAATCCATATGATATATCTACCATAGAACTATCTATAGCCGAACTAGTTCTATATACCTGAAAATAATTGTTTCCCAAATCAGAAGAAATATTGAAAACGGATAAAGGCAATTCTATATTGCATATAGAGACCGTTTTAACATCGTTGATTCGTTCTGGCAAAGTGAAATAATAATTAGCTAAATTGGAATAATTATAATCATCTCTAAAGCGGGAATCAATATTTATGTATTTTATTTTGGTTTCTTTAATAACATTTGTAGTAACCATATGACTTCCGTATTGTTTTGTAGTAGGTCCTACAAATAGTTCTTTATTATCAAAATATCGGCTCATTATATACTATTGGATATACTATTATATACTATTATATGATAATTATATGATAATTATATTATCAGTTATTGTATTGCACATTTATATTGCACATTTATATTGCCATTAACAACCGCTAATATACATTAATGCTTTGGGCAAGATGCGCATTTTTTCACATTCATAAGTCTTCCTATCATACTGTTTTGCATATAATATATTGTTTCCGAGTTTACAGGTGTTTGTTGAACCCGTTTTGGAGAACTATTAACGGTTACTTTATTTACGTTGTTTTTTGGTGTCTCACTGCTTTTGCTAAATACCATAGATATCATTTTTAGAAAATTGATTAACTGTAATTAGGATATATTATAGTAATACAAAAAGAATATATCATTACTATGCATAATACTCGCAATATTACATCAATGTCCGGATTTCAATGCAAATATTGTTTTCAAAAATGGCAAAAAAAAGAAAATATGGAAAAACACGCAGTAATGTGTGGGTTTTGGCATAAATCTTCTAAAATACACGAAGATGATTATGACTCAACGCCAACTATCACAGAACTATTCAAAATTGTAAAGGAGTTTGCTTATAAATGTGATAAATTACAAAAGCGAGTTGATCAATTGGAGAACCGCCATTTTACACGCCAGAAAAAACAGATTTTGGATTATTTACAAGAACGGCCAGCAACAACGTCGGCGATTAATTTATTCCGAACATTTAGTATTTCACGAGTACATTTAGAAATTGTATTTGAAGACGATTTATCTGCAGGAATAAAGGCCTGTATAAAAACACATTTACACGGTGATGCCTTGCCAATATGTGCATTTACTCAAAAACCCAATACATTGTATGTATATGACACAACGCCACAAAATGATTTATTGGATACAAGTGTAAATAAATGGCATATTATGACGAATGCTGAATTGGATAAACTAATATCTATTTTATCATTTAAGTTTTTGCAAGCATTTGTAGCGTGGAAAAAGGAGAACTGTCCTCAATTAGAAACCGAATATATATATGAACTAACCGATGATGAACAACAAAGTTCTCATACAAATGCTGTAAATGAACAAATCAAACAACAACAACAAACTTATATGATAAAAATCAATGGACAACGAATAAATGAAGATAAGCGTCGCAATGATATCAAACAAATGTTATATACATATTTACACAAGTCGTTACCAAATGTTATAGAACTTGCCTAGGGTTATAGTTGCTTGAAAATATATAAACATTCTATAAAGATAAATACAAACTAATATACACCTTTGGATATTTACAATGCCTTTATTATTATTATTATAATAATAATATACTTAAAATAAATTTTTATTTATTGAAGTTGGTAATCCATGACCAAATAAAATCATATACATCAATATCAACGCCGCTAATAAGATGCTTCGGTTTTCAGCAACAATTTGATTTTGTCCAAGTATAAAAATCATAAATAGGTACAACAAAATACCGATTATAGCAGAATGCAAGACCATCATTCGCCCGTTTTCCATTGTTTATATATATATTCTTTATAAAAAAATCGGCATTTCAATTGTCTAAAGGTATAAAATTGATTTTTATTTATACAATTCTATAACTATACAATTCTATAAATCATACACCTTATAATGTCTAAAATCGCACCTACCTATTTAGCTACTAAGAATGCTCACGAACGAGATCAATATATTTCATTTGACGAAGGTCCTCATATTTATACAGTTCACGGAACACAAGGTTATACATCCGTTACTACGTGGAACCATAGTCATTTTGCTCATTTTGATGCCGACGCAATATTAGATAAAATGTTTGCCGGGAGAAATATGAAAGACCCTAAATACAAATATTATGGTATGACACGAGAAGAAATCAAAGCCGCCTGGGATAAAAATCGCGATAGTGCATCGTTTGCAGGAACCAATATGCACTATGATGTGGAATGCTATTACAATGGTATGGATGTCCAAAATGATTCTATTGAGTTTCAGTATTTCCGCAAGTTCGTAAAAGATTTTCCAGATTTGAAGCCATATAGAACGGAGTGGTGTGTATATTATGAAGAGCTCAAATTATCCGGTTCAATTGATATGATTTTTGAAAACCCGGACGGAACTATTCAAATCTATGATTGGAAACGTTGCCGCGAAATAAGTTATGAAAATAATTATGGAAAATCCGCATCCACACCCTGTATTTCACATTTGCCTGATACTAATTTCTGGCATTATGCGCTCCAATTAAACACGTACAAGACAATTTTGGAGCATAAATATGGCAAAAAAGTTACTGGATTGTATTTGGTATGTATGCATCCGGATAATGTAAGCAAGTCGTATGACCGGATCGAAGTTCCCTTTTTGGAAAAAGAAATGAACGATCTATTTGAATATAGACGAAAACAATTATCCCAAACATCATAAAACCACAATAAACAATATAAACATTATAATATAAACATTATTTATCATAATTATTATACTATGATAAGTACAATTTCCAATACACAAAAATCCGAACAAGTTAGTATAGTAACTAACATAAAACACAAAGTGGTATATTCATTTCGCTTTACTATGTTTTTATTAATAAGATTGGTATATTATGTGATGTATGAATATGGTATATGGGAAAAACCACCTCCACCAACTACTATAACTACACTGTCAGATGATTATATAAAATTACAAACATCCAAGTTTTTAGCGAGTTATGATAAATATTCCCAAGATTCATTCAATGAAAATATAGAAAAATGTTTCTATGACAAAAAACTACACGCATTAGCTGTAGAAGAAGCCGAAAATGAATTGGAAAAAACTTGGCGACGCAGAATTATGTTTGAAAATACACCCAGGGGAAATGTTATAATGTATTATGATGCATACAAACAAGGATTTGTGTATTACAGTGACGCGTCAAATATGCCTTATTTTTTAATAAATGCGGTTGTGATGAAATATGTGGTTTTATATAGGTGTCGCGATTTTTTCATAGATAATCAATTAACTCCTGAAAATAAACATTCTCCCTTATTAGCTATAAATACTAAGCCAGAAGAACCTTCTAGAGATACTCCTGCTGAAAAACCCACTGAAAAAACACCTGCATTAAAAAGTTCGGCTTTTGCAAAACTAAAAAATTACAATACAATTTCTGGGAAATTGAATACTCCTAATAAAATTGATCAATCTGAAAAAAACGATAACGAAAAAACGGACGAAAAAAAGTATATACGTAATAAAATTATATATTCGGGTAAAATATCCAATTTTTCTTTATTGCAAACTCCGAAAGTGGTTAAACACGTCGCGTTTTCCTCTGATTTATTGGATGGATTGAAAGCAAATAGTGAGGTGCAAAATCGCGTTTTTAGTTATAAAGATTTCAAAAAACTAAAAGATAAACAAACCGAGGCCGGTGCCGAGAGCGAAGCACAATGAGAAGTTGTATATCACTATATTTACTGGGGTTTTGGTATATCGGCGTTTTGATATTCTGTTTTCTTTTTCCAATCTAAAAATCCGCGGCTTTTTTCTAAACTAAATGATGTTCCCAGATGAGATTTTGCTATATGATAGGCCTTGAGTTCTTTTTCCGATAAACTTTCCACATATTTTACAAGTAATATGTCTTTGGATATTTCGGACATTTTGTAGTAATAGTATTATGTTTGTATTTATATGTATAACTATTCATATAAATATTATAAATCAATTTTATCCATTGTAGGAAAACATAATACATTTACCAAAAGGGAGTAGATAATCATAGGAAAATTGAAATTATATTATTATTTGGTATGTTATATTATAATTTAATACAACTTAAAGACGACCAGTATCTATTACTATCCATACATTTATTCCACCACTCCAATATCGTAATGTCTTCTCCATTGAGTTTCTATATTCCCATTATTTCCACTAGTTACATGGAAGATGATATAAAGCAAATATTTGGCCAAAATGTAGGTAAGGTAACACGTGTTGATTTTACATCGGCAAACTCGCGGCCCGGGCAGGGAAAGCCCGGTCCAGCTATTATTAGATCGGCATATGTGTATATTTCGTGCTTTTACAGGACCCATTTGGCGGAGAACATAGAGAGAATCGTATTTGGATTGAAACGTGGATTTCGGTTTACAGTTGCTCCTCGTGAATATTGGATATTACTTAAAAATCACAAACCAATCCCAAGTTGTGATCAAAATATTCATCAATTGGCGGAGCGATTACGTATAGCCGAATCTATTGCAAGTTCTCAGCAAAGCCAAATTGATTCATTGAAACAAATGAATATTGCACAAGTAAATTATTGTGATCGTATGCTTGATACTGTATTAGAATTGTTGAAAACATCCAACAGTCATTTATCTGATATGCCCAATGTGTATTCGCAATACAACTACATTCGGTATAACAAATGCTACAGTAAGCGATGTCTATTACATCATAATGATGATGGCGATACTATTAATCAGTCTAGAATGGACGATGCAGAAATTGATCACGATGAATGCTCTGATAGTTCTACAATCAATACCGAGTTAATCAACTAAAAATATAATACCATTATTACGAAGATTTATCATCGTAGTATAAGATTATTGTATTATTCTTGTAATAAAAAATAGTTCATTACAAAACACTCCCTTTATTTATTTCCTATTTCCAGGTAATGCACATTTATTGCATTTATTATTTTTATTTTGTGCATATTGTAAATCATCCAAGTGTCCGCATTTTTTATCCAATTTCAGTAAATATTCTCCTTGGCTCATTGCAACAAAATCACTTTCGGGTTTGGTCCAATTACCAGCATTTTTAAATGGAGTATATCTAGGTTTAACCAAACTACAATTGGTGTTATTTTGCAATGTGCTGCACGGATCAGTATTTTTAGTACTACACGATTCGGCTAATGTTTTTTTTTGCAAATTTTTGATATAATCGGATTGCGAGTTCAAGTTTTGGTTTGAGTCAATTTTTACAGTAGTATATGGCGCAGGTCTCCATAAACAGGTATATTTATTCACGTGTAATAATCCTAGCGTGTTTATTGTAGACCTTTTTACGACACTAATATCTTCGGTGCTTTTAATAGTAGCAAGTTCTCCGATTTTAAAAGTTCCACAACAACCACCATAATTTTTATATCCTCCATTTTTCACCAGGGTTCTAGAAAGTGTTCGCGATAATGATGTTTGCCCAACAAATCCTTGACTTCTATGTGTTCCATTTAAGGAGAACAATGGTTGGGATACACTCATATTATTATATTTAGCTGCCGTTTTTCTTTTTAATGTTGCTATTGACATAGTATAAAATGACACGAGATATTTTATATTAGTTCAATTGCTAAATAAGAATACAATTATTTGTAAGGTGAAATTGTATGTGGATTAACGTATGGCTTGTTTACGCCAAAGTCATAAAATGTTTTCACCTGAACAGTATTTGGAAGAGTATTTGTATTATAATTATCTCCATTACAAGTCCTATATGTTTTACACGCAACAGACGGTTGACGTACGTTCATTTCCATAACCCGCAAATCTGAACTAGGCGTTAATTGATTGAATCGTGGCCGAATATTTACTATTGTATTTTCTAAATCATATTGCTTCAATTGGGTAAGTAATTGAGAACTTAATATTGCCGGATTATCTCCACTGTTTATTGGTGTTCTATTTTTGGAGGCTACTTGCGAGGCGACACGTTTGCGTTGTATGTAATCACTTTGCGACATAATATATATTATGTATATATTATGTTATGTATATATTATAACCACAATATCCATTGGGTAGCCAATGAATATGCTATCCAACCACATATACCCCCAGTTATTGCACCCATACACACTTGTTCTACCGTATGTCTTCTATATTTAACTCTTTGATACATTGTAAGTATTCCAATAAATATACAAACCGGAAGCCATACACTGTGGGATTTTACCAATAACAAATAGATTATAGAGAACCCGATGGCTGAAGCGTGTCCAGACGGCATTCCATACGATTCAACATTCTTGTATGTTTCATATTTGGAGAACCCGATAGGATTTTTCGGACGTTCTTCTAAAAATAATGATTTCAACCACCGGTTAACGAAATTATTTGCAAAAACCGCAAGAAAATATACCCACATATATTTATATTGATTACGCAAAGCAAACAATACAATAAATATAACTATGAGAGGACCATAGAATCCCATTCCATCTAAAAACGTCTGCATTGGCATTTTGTATATTGGTATATCTTCAAAAAACGTATTTTCAAGGGGCGTATTTGGCATATGTATACACTATTGCTAGAAACTCTTTTGCATTTTCTCCAGTGTTTTCATAACACAAACTGAATTGATATATTGGGCATTCTAAAATATTATAGAGACTTTTGTTGGTATAATTGATCACACTCTAATGAACACGACCAATCTGATCCATTTAAATCTACTACATCACCACGGTCATTAATTAGTTTTATGGTCATCCTAGATATATTTACTGGTCCAAAATACAATCGGCTTTGTTTAGATAATCCACTCCCATTATCTATATACACTGATCCAGGTGTCAAATTAGACGTATTTAATGGAAGTAATGCAAAAATATCTTGCACAAATGGACCTGGTGAATATATTTTTGCAGTTTGGGTTTGTGCACCTAGTTTTTGATTCGCTGCATATACTTGTTTTTCAGTATTTTTATTATTACCAGGCATAGTTGTACCTGTAAATACTTTTTTACCAGTAATTGGATCACATACAGTTGTAGTTTTGTTTACATAATATGACGTAACTGAATTATTTTCTGCCGGAGTAATAGTAACTAATCCATCATTTAAATGGTTTTGTGTATAGTCGTCTAATACAATCATAAAATAATTAAACAGATTTACCGATACAGTGGTATCGCCAGTAAGAGTAGCAACATTCGTTTTTGTATTGTATGTATATACAGATAGCGTATCTCCATAATACGAAATATTGCTATTATTCACATCTGGAGTAATGTATTTTGCAGATAATATATATTCAGTAAGCTCTCTATATCCTAAAATCCATCCAATTGTAGAATCCCAACTTGTATTTCTAACACTGCTTGATCCCACAAAACATTTTACAAAACTATATGGGTCGTAAAACACAAGTTTATAATCATCCGTATTAAATACTTTTCCGCTATTTATTCTGAAATAGACGTGATTATTTTTCGTATAAATATAAGACCCATTCCAATGGGTATTGCTATTAAATGTTTTATTCATTTGATCTATTAATTTATTTACCGAATATGTCCCGGGTGGTATAGTAATTACCCAATCATTTGCATTACCTCCATTAACATCTATTATTCCATTATCTCCCGCTTGTAAAGTAATTGTATCATTTACACCGGCTTTAATCTTCAGTAAGTTTTTATATATCTTGTTATTATTCAGTATATCAGTATAGGATACATCAAAAACGTTAGAGTATTTTACAGCATAGTCTGCAAGATTATATGACGCATCTAAATACAAATACGAGCTCCACGTGTTTGATATTTCAGGTGGATTATCGGTACTCTCATCCGAAAAAAATATTTTATAATTATCACAATTTAATATAGTTTTAACACCACTAAGGTCAATTGACCATTGTACATATGTATATCCAGTATATGTAATATTATGTCTTATAACTACAGATGAAAGAGGATAATCGTCCAATATAGGATCATAAAATCCTTGTACAACATTATTTAATAAATTATTCAATTCTGTTGCAGTGAGTCCGGCTACAGTCGTTCCAGTATATTTTACTACATATGGGTCTGCATAATAATTCCCAAAAGATATGTCATTTCTAGTAGTATTTGGTTTCAATATAAATAATATATCATTATTATTCAATTTATAATTAGATCCAGAATCAAATATTTTACCTCCATTTAATTTACATATTCCGTTTGTATTTTTAGAAACGTCATAGCTCATATAATTCATTGATAGATCGGTAGAAAAGTATGTGGATGATGAACAATCCAATAAATAGGAATCTATAGAGAACTTTTTATTAATATAAAACCGCATTCTCAAATTATAATCTGAATTACTATTAATGTACAACCCAGTTATATTTGTAAATGTTTGGGTGGAATCGTATTTCGGATCAAAAATGTGATTATTTGATATATCTGCTGCACGAATAGCATAATTAATTTCATTAATATAATCGGATAAAATATATTGTCCTTTATGTAGATTAATTACAACATCATTTTTTGAAAAATCTCTATACCCATTTTTTATATGGTAATATCCAGATGCATCGCATTTTACTGTAAAATATACTTTATTACCTACTGCAAAATCTGATTTACTATATTCACTAGATGCTCTTATTGTAGAGATTTCATTAACAGATGAATCTAAATGGAAACACGATCTAGAACCCACCCATATTTTGGAATCATTCGGGGTAACCATAACCGTTTTTTGGTTCACTGCATTTGTTGTAGTTTTTTTATTCAAATATAATTGAAAATTGAAATAACTATATTTATATGCAATATGTTCAGGAAAATCTATATAAAACCTTTGTATTCCACAAGATTCTGGATATAGATAAATACAATTTTGTATTTGCGCACTAAAATCTGTTACCAGTTGTAATCGGGTGTAAGATACATCAGTTGGTAATGAAGATGTAATTTTTATTGTGTTATAACTATTATCATTAAATGTAGGATCGCCATATTTTATTATATTATTGTTTTTATAGCCATTATAATTGATAACGTAAAAATAATTATTATTTGCAGTTAAAAAGAAATTGTCAGAATTATCGGCATACCCAAGATATGTTCCATTCGTTGCTATATTTATAGTAGGATGTCCTGTTCCAGATAAATCTTTAACTGAATGGACTGTTCCTAAATCAAATTTTTGATCATTATACCCTAATAATGCAGGTATAGATGTATATACGCCGGTTTGTTGTCCTTCTATCGGATATGTGAAATAATCAAAATTGAGATAATAATCAGTTTCATTATAAATACTTTTGACGTAAGTAGTCATAGTAGCAATACACGTATTTGAATTATATGAAATCCCTGTATTTCCAAAATCTATATTCGTATTGGATGATTTGAGATTTGCAATACTAGTATTTATGGCAGCAATTAAATCCGTTTGATTATAATTACCCGGATCTATTTGTATTTTATAATCGTGCAGACCATCATTTACGCCAGGACTATTACCTTTAATGTAAAAAAAATTGGATCCATAACTTTTACTCACTGTATACCAAGTTTTTGGTATATGAATAGAGTTCATACGTATAGCAACTACGTCCCGTAATGTATCTGATAAATTGAATGAAAAATTAGTAGATAGCGTTGTCTTTTTATTGTTTCGGAATTGACTGTCAATACTAACTACCCTGGTTATTGTTTGTTTTAATAATGGATTTATATAATCTTTACTATAATCCATTTGCGTAACTGCTTTTGATGCCGATGTTTGCGACTGTTCCATTTGCGAAGGTAATGCATTTGTAATACTATTACCTAGTAGTGTTGTATTTGATGCAGTATCGTTGAACGATTCTTTTTCGGCGTCTTCATCTTCTTCTACTTCAAAAAAACGATTATAAATATCTTCAAAAAATTGGGCGAGTTTATTTCCGGACTCATTATCCATTGTTTTGTATTTTTTAATTAAATGGTATATTCTTGCTTCAAGTTCTCTATCTGTGGGATTAGATAGATCCAATATGTGATATAGTTCAGTGTCTGTATATTTGCTAACATTATATATATCTTCACTAGTTTTAATATTTGACATAATACAATTTATACATAATATTTATATTTTAACACGGCATTATTATTATTACTTATGTATTACTATCTTTTTTGGACATTCTTATTTTGAACATTTCTGCAATAAACCCTACTAAATCGAGAGTGCGTTTGCATTTGTAGAGAGTTTCAATCGGGAATGATTTAATTCCTTGACCTCGTTTCATATGTTTGCTTCCAGTAAAACATAATATATCAAATACTTTCATAATACGGTCCTCTTCTTCAGTCATATTTTCTCGCGCAATATGATTTTTACCGTAATAAATGTATCGGTTATAGCTCCTTTCGGAATATACATTATATTTATGCATAAATGCGTGGTTGCGGACTAACCCAATTCCTGCAATTTTGTTTGTTTCATTGTTCATTTCCAAAACAAATAACACGCTATCTATTGGTATAGTTTTTGCTATAGGATCAGGGCAACAATATATACATTTTATAGTAGGAGTTTTTTCAACGAAATCGCGGTTTTCCTGCAATGTTTGCATATTAAATCTAGAAGTCACAATGTGATGCTTCAGACTGGATTTATAATCATTTATTTCTTTGAAATACTCCCTTCTTATACGTTTATATTGTTCTCTAGATACTACTTCAGATGACATAGTTGTATTATTTTGTTTGCTCAACATTATTAGGCAGTTTGTATAGTTGCAAATAGCTATATAATTCACACTATTTCAATTTTATTGATAATAAAATTGAAATCTTACTATACATATTATACATATTATATACACTATACACATATTATAAATCATAAATGCAGAATCAGACCATTGTATTATGTATTCCAAAGTTATCATTCAATATATCTAGTGAATACATTATAAATATTATTCAAAAAATGAATATTGGTACAATTGATACTTTACACGAAATACCATTGAAATATAACAAAAATTATAAACGCATTATTATGCGAATAAATTGGAACTTAGAATCTTCGCAATCTAAACGTATTTATTCTATCCTAAATGAAAATAAGTCTATAAAAATAGTTTACGATATGCCTTGGTACTGGGTTTGTGTAAAATATATTAGACAAAATGCAAAAGAACGAATAAATGGATTAGACCCATCTCTTTCAAAACTTATTGAAAACATCAATACATAATAAAGTATGCATATTGAAAATTACTAAAGCGATTATTTACACCATAGTTATATGGTTCCACGTATGGATTTATTCGTATTTTTATTGATTTGATAAAATAAATGTAATATATTCGTCTACAATTGGATTACAGTGACTATGATCTATATAGAAATGTATTTTACTTGCAAACCAATTGTAAAAATATTTATTTTGATTTGCTATAATCGCTTCTCGTGTAAATATTTCATCCATATATGAATATGAATTAGTTATATTATTCATTTCTTTTTTTAATGTATCCTTCAATTCTATCAAAAAAGTTAATCGGTTATTTTCTCGCGACCCCATACTATTTGAGTATTTGTTCAAAATATATCGGATTTCGGATTTTGTATTGTTAAGTTTGTTTTTTGTAATTATTTTTTTAGAATCAATCTTTTTTATAAATGAAAAAATATTGATGTTTGATGATACAGGATATAATATTTGTATTCTAGGTATTATTCTAATATTATGTATATCTAATATTTCGTTGTATCGGGTTTCGCGCTCTTTGATTTTGGAATTATCGCATTGTATATGACTATATAATTGATTGTCTATTTGAGTATTTTTAACATTATCTAACATCATACCGAATTGTTTGGATATACACAAATATAATTCTGCATTTCTTTCTAATTTACAATATTTAGATATTAACAATAACATAGTTATTATTATGTTTAAAATAATAATACTAATTTTTAATTGATAAGTTTCTAAAAATAATATAAAAACACAACTACTTGTCGTAATGGTTATTGTCGTTAAAAATATAATATTATTATTGCGATTGGAAATAATAGCACATTGTTCATATATATTTTTTTGGCATCTAAAATAACTATTAATTATATCCATTACGTTCAAATCGTCGGTATTTATTACACATTCAGACATATTTTCATTTTCACTATTAACCGACATCGTTAATGGACTATCTGCGTCTTTTTCAAATATATAATTATTGTGTGGGTTCATATTTTCCTTTGTTGATAAATACTGCTCCCTGATTTTTTCCAAATTTTCATTCAACTTTTCAGTATAATGATTATCAATTTCATCTAAATCAATATTTATTTTAATATTTTGCATATTTTCTATATATAATGCATTAGCATTTATTGTTATGTGGTAGTTTCTTATATATAGTGTATTACACAAACCTAAAAGAAAAATAGACAAATATTGTTTATATATTTACACAGTTATGATTCAAAAATATTTACAATAATTATTTAGACTAGTACAAAAGCCTATTTCTATATCATTATGTGTATTTTATCTAAATAATAGAATATTCAGTCACATAATACACATATATAGAATCAACTCTGAAAATTGTATTGTACTCAAATTACAATATACATTGCATATTATTTTGAGTTATTATAATGTAATAAATATATATATATATTACATAATTATGAGCAAATATACAATTGGAACATGCATTAACACCGGTTGTAAAATTGGTATGCCTGGTCCTACTGGACCTCCTGGAATGAACGATAGATATTTAACTAATTTTACAGATAAAATTACTTCTGGTTCAACTATAGATTATTTTTCAGTAGAACCTGGATTATCTTATCTTGCTGGTAATAATGTATTAGGTGTAAGTATTGATGGGGGGAGTACATTCACCGGTATAGTAAATAGTTATAATAGTGAAACTGGTATTATTAGTATTGTATATACTCATAAAAATGATACTTTCGTTTATAATATACCTCAATATTTTAAATTAAATATTGACAATACTGGACCTACTGGTATAATAGGACAAACCGGATCTACTGGACATACCGGGGAAAGGGGGTTGCCTAGTGTATTAATACAATACCGTTATAAAAATTACGGGTTTATAGATCAATTGATTAGTGGCACAACAGTTGAACAAAAAGCAAATAGTTATGAATTAGATATTACACCTCAGAGTGACCAGAGTTTAATAAAAATACAATTCCAAGTCAAATATACTTGTGGAGATTCTTCTGGAAATAGATTAACATTACGTATTAGATATGATATATCAGGAGGATCATATGGATTAGTGGGTGATGATATTTATTTGGGACCAACTGGTACAAATACTCCATTTCAGGATGTGTATTTTTTTAATTTTATTCATAATCCCAATACTACTAAGAATATTACATATTCTTTATATTATGAATTGGAAGGTACTGGTTACATTGCAGGCGTTTTAAATGCTACTGCAAATTGTATTATTTTAGAAGAATATTTGGGATCTGGTACTGCAAACCAAGGGTCTACTGGCCCAACTGGGGCAACTGGTGCAACCGGTGCAACTGGTTCAACTGGTCCAACCGGATATACTGGACCAACTGGTTCAACTGGTTCAACTGGTCCAACTGGTCCAACTGGATATACTGGATATACTGGACCAACTGGTGAAACTGGTGCAACTGGTGCAACTGGTGAAACTGGTACAACCGGTCCTACTGGATATACTGGGCCAACCGGATATACTGGTGCAACTGGATATACTGGTACAACCGGTCCTACTGGATATACTGGGCCAACCGGATATACTGGGGCAACGGGAGCAACCGGTCCTACTGGTGCAACTGGATATACTGGTATAACCGGTCCTACTGGATATACTGGATATACGGGCGCAACTGGATATACTGGTATAACCGGTCCTACTGGATATACGGGTGCAACAGGGCCTACTGGATATACTGGTGTAACCGGATATACTGGGCCAACCGGAGCAACCGGTCCTACTGGCGCAACTGGATATACAGGTGCAACCGGTCCTACAGGATATACTGGATATACGGGCGCAACTGGATATACTGGTACAACCGGTCCTACTGGATATACGGGTGCAACAGGTCCTACTGGATATACGGGTGCAACCGGATATACTGGTACAACCGGAGCAACCGGTGCTACTGGAACAACCGGTGCTACTGGAACAACCGGATATACTGGGGTAACTGGGGCAACCGGATATACTGGGGTAACTGGGGCAACCGGTCCTACTGGATATACCGGACCAACCGGTCCTACTGGTGTAACCGGATATACTGGGCCAACCGGAGAAACTGGTCCTACTGGATATACTGGTGTAACCGGATATACTGGGCCAACCGGAGCAACTGGTCCTACTGGATATACTGGATATACTGGTACAACCGGATGTACTGGGTCAACCGGAGCAATCGGATATACTGGTACAACCGGAGAAACAGGTCCTACTGGAGCAACCGGTCCTACTGGAGCAATTGGAACTGGATCTACTGGACCTACCGGTCTAACAGGAGCAATTGGTCCAACTGGGTATACAGGAGCAACCGGTCCTACTGGGTATACAGGATATACTGGCCATACAGGTGAAACCGGGTATACAGGAGCTACCGGTCCAACTGGGTATACAGGAGCTACCGGTCCAACTGGGTATACCGGATATACAGGATATACCGGATATACGGGTGCAATTGGTCCTACTGGATATACTGGATATACCGGCGCGATTGGTCCTACAGGATTTACCGGATATACAGGATATACTGGCCATACGGGATATACAGGGAACGTAGGATCTACCGGTCCTATTGGATATACCGGATATACAGGAGCTACTGGAAATATTGGCGAAACTGGAACTACTGGATATACAGGGTATACAGGGTATACTGGAGCTACTGGAGCTACTGGACCTACTGGATACACTGGATGTACTGGATATACTGGACACACTGGATACACTGGTGAAACTGGACCTACTGGGTACACTGGGGCAACTGGGTACACTGGGGCAACCGGGTACACTGGACCGACTGGAGCAATTGGAACGGGACCAACCGGTGAAACTGGGCCGACTGGTTATACTGGATATACTGGAGAAACTGGGCCGACTGGGTACACTGGGGCAACTGGGTACACTGGACCAACCGGGTACACTGGATATACTGGACCTATTGGACATACTGGACCGGTTGGTACTGGTACTACAGGTTATACTGGTGCAACTGGCCCCACTGGTCCAATTGGGGTTCAAGGTCCTGCTGGATTTTCATCTGGAGGAACTCTTTTATATATGAATTATAATAATAATAATACCGGATATCCTCCCAATTTCTCTACAGGACAATTATCAACTGCTCTTTCAACCACTATAATAACTGCAAATAGTTATACATATACTCCAAATGGAGGTACTCCTTCTACACCTCCTAATCCACCAAATACAACAACTGCGGTTTTAGGACTTACTCCAGATTTAACAAAATCTCGGCAGAAAATATCATTTATCACTCCATCAAGTAATACAGCCTCTATTGTTACTCAATTTTCAATATCACTTAATTCTTTCAATTCATATTTATTAAATAACACAATATCGCCTGGAATATGGGATATGAATATTTATGCAAAAGCGGGTAATAATAACGACAAGGATAATATTGGATTGCGATGGTGGCTTTTGGGATGGAATAGCAATACAAGCTCATTGACCAATTTAGTCGCAAATGGGAGTGATATTGTATATTTATATGATGCTACCACCCTCCAATCATTATCTTCTTCTATGATTATACAAGATAGTATAGATGTATCTTCTTATACAAATTTGGTTGTTGTTATAACTGCACATAACCGAAATACAAACTCACATTCAGCAGAAGTATATTTTCAATCCAATAATTCGTATTCTCATATACATACAAGTGCGGGGGTTCCTGGCGCAACTGGATATACGGGTCCTACTGGATATACGGGTCCTACTGGAATTCCTGGAGATCATTTTTTAACAATGGGAAATACAACAACTTTACCAGTATATAATGGTAACATTACATTCACAGTTTCATACAATCTTGCATATATAACAGGCAATTCAGTTGTATGTGTTGATCAATCTGATTATAACAATTGGTTTGAAGGAACAGTATTATCTTATATTGGTAATACTTTACAACTACGCAATATTCGGAATGTAACTGGTATTTTTACAGAATCAACCATTTATAATATAAATTTAGACGGAATAGATGGTCCTACCGGTGCAACCGGAAAAACTGGACCTGTTGGGCCGACTGGCTATACTGGTGCAACCGGAAAAACTGGACCTGTTGGGCCGACTGGTATGATGGGACCTACAGGAACACAAGGCGCTTTTGGTGCAGCATCCTTTTTAGAAACATATGGTACTTCTATTTCATATACAGGAGTTATAAATACAAATAGTTTCAATCCCCCAAATGGGCAATTTATATTAACTTATGATAGTTCAAATTATGATAATTACCTCGGAGATTATGATTATATATTTATAGATCCTATTGATCACACTGGTACAAATATTTCTGGATTTTTATCCACATTTAATGTTGGTGGGTATTTAGAAATATTTTTATATACTTTTACTACACCTATATACGCTATTTATAAATTATTGAGTAATCCTAGGATAAACAGCACCGGAAATTATTATTTTGCAATTTCTTGGATATCTAGTTACGGTAATCCATCTGGAGCAACGTCTTATTTTACGAACTTCGGTACAAATAACGTTGTAATATCTTATTCTCAATCCGGTCAAACTGGTGCAATAGGTCCTACAGGGATAGTTGGTGTTACTGGACCAACTGGTTATACTGGCGCAACCGGACCCACTGGTAATACTGGGTATACTGGTGCAACTGGACCTATTGGTACAGGACCCACTGGTGCAACTGGACCTATTGGTACAGGACCCACTGGTAATACTGGGTATACTGGTGCAACTGGACCTATTGGTACAGGACCCACTGGTCCAACTGGGTATACTGGAGAAACTGGGGCAACTGGATATACTGGGTATACTGGGTATACTGGGGCAACCGGGTATACTGGTGCAACTGGACCTATTGGTACAGGACCCACTGGTCCAACTGGGTATACTGGTGCAACCGGTGCAACTGGTCCTATTGGTACAGGACCCACTGGTCCAACTGGGTATACTGGAGAAACTGGGTATACTGGATATACTGGGTCAACCGGTGCAACTGGGTATACTGGTGCAACCGGACCTATTGGCACAGGACCCACAGGCCCAACTGGGTATACTGGGGCAACTGGATATACCGGTGCAACAGGACCTATTGGCACAGGACCCACAGGCCCAACTGGGTATACTGGGGCAACTGGGTCTCTCGGACCAACCGGGTATACTGGAGCAACTGGGTGTACAGGGTCTATTGGACCAACCGGATCTACTGGACCGACTGGGTATACTGGGGCAACTGGGTATACAGGATATACCGGTGCAACCGGACCTATTGGAACAGGACCCACAGGTCCAACAGGGTATACTGGTACAACCGGGTCCCCAGGACCAACTGGACAGACCGGTGCAACCGGATATACTGGGGCAACAGGGTATACAGGATACACTGGTTCAACTGGTCGTACTGGAGCAACGGGGGCAACCGGACCAACTGGTCCGGGTGTCATTTCAGGATCAATTTATGGCCAGACTATTCATTGGAATGATAATACATCTTCGTGGGAAATAACAGGAGATAATAATTTATCATTAGGAGATTATTCTGGACAGACTAATCAAGGTCAATATACAGTAGCCATTGGGTATAATGCTGGAAATAACAATCAAGCTTATGGGTCAGTCGCAATTGGTTATCAGTCGGGGTCTTCAACACAAGGTACATCATCAGTTGCAATAGGGTTTCAGGCCGGTTCTATAGCTCAATCATCCCAGACCATAGCGATTGGTAATAATGCAGCTCAATCGTCACAAAATGCATACGCGGTTGCAATAGGTTATCAAGCTGGTAAAAATACTCAAGGTACTAGCGCAATAGCAATTGGTCAAAATGCAGCATTATTTAGCCAAGGGCAAGGAGCAATTTCTATAGGAGGGGGTATTATTTCAACCCAAGGCGCGGGTCAATTTTCACAATCATCAAATGCAATCGCAATTGGAAATTGCGCAGGATCTACTTCTCAAAACCAAAATGCAATCGCAATTGGTTCATATAACGGCACTACTGGAGGTGCTGGAAACAATTCACAGGGTACAGGTGCAATTGCTATAGGAGTAAATGCAGGTATGTCAGGCCAAGGATCTGGATCTATTGCAATAGGATATAATGCAGGAATAACAAATCAACCAATAAACTCTATTATATTAAATGCTACTACAACTGCGTTAAATGGCGCAACTTCCAATGCATTTTATGTTGCACCTATACGTACTTCTACAACTTCAAATGTATTATATTACGATTCTACAAATAAAGAAGTCGTGTATGGTTCTGCACCAACGAGTGTTCCAGATGGCAGTTTGTATGGGGATTATTTATTTTGGAACGCAGGGTTATCATCTTGGACAGTAGGATCCACGTATATCAATTTAGGTGGACACGCTGGAGAAACTAGTCAAGGTATGAATGCGATTGCATTAGGATGGAATGCTGGCACATGGACGCAAGGTACAAACGCAATTGCTATTGGAAATTCTGCTGGAAATGGAACATATTCGGTCATTTCAGCAGTAACATATTCACTAAAACAAGGCGAAAATGCTATAGCAATAGGAACTTCTGCAGGGGCATATTCACAACAAAGCGGTGCTATAGCTATAGGATACAATGCGGGTATTGGTTCTACAATAACAGCATCGCTTTACCAAGGCCAAAACACGATTGCAATTGGAACGAGCGCTGGAGCATATACTCAAGGGACCAATTCAATCGCAATTGGTATAACTGCAGGGCAATCCCGTCAATCAAATGATGCTATTGCTATTGGCACAAGCTCAGGCCAATATTCGCAATCTAGTGGTGCTATTGCTATCGGTTCAACAGCAGGACAATTGAGCCAATATTTTAATAGCATTGCTATTGGTAATTTGGCTGGTAACATAAATCAAGGACCTCATATAGGAAGCCAGGCTAGGTCTATTGCCATAGGTGATTCTGCAGGCCAAGTAAATCAAGCGGGACTATCAATTGCAATTGGTCCTTATTCAGGACGAACTTTCCAAGGTGCAGCAAATGGTATAGGTCAAGCTGTTGCAATCGGTTATAATGCAGGGGGTGTTACACAATATCCGTATGCAGTTGCTATAGGTTCCAATTCTGGTTATACAAGTCAAGGTTCGGGCGCAATTTCAATAGGTTATCAAAGTGGATCGTCACAACAACAAAGTTATGCTATATCAATTGGATATCAGTCTGGTTATCAAACACAGGGGGCGTATTCTATTGCAATGGGTTATCAATCTGGATTTGGTGCTTCAAATACCCAAGGGCAACAAACCGGTGCTATTGCCATTGGGTATAGATCCGGTCAAACTTTACAAGGCACGTTAGGCGTCGCAATCGGGTTTCAAGCAGGTCAAGGAACACAAGGTCAATACACAATCGCTATAGGAAATATTGCAGGACAATTGAGCCAACAGTCTGCGTCTATTGCAATTGGCAGCAGTGCAGGAAATAATAACCAAGGTACTGCGTGCATTGCTCTTGGTTATGGTGCTGGATTAGCCACGCAATTATCTGGATCAATTGCTATTGGTTATGGTGCTGGTTCAAATACTCAAGGGACAAATGCAATTTCATTAGGAAATGGCGCTGGAGGTGCAGCACAGGGTTCTAGTTCAATTGGTATAGGTACAAACGCCGGCGGATATACGCAAGGGGCATCGGCAATTGCAATAGGTGTCAATTCTGGAATAACTGTCCAGGGTGTAAACGCAATTGCGATTGGAAACGCATCTGGACAAGGTACCCAACAATCAGGAGCTATAGCAATTGGCGTAAATGCCGGCTATCAAAATCAAAATATCAACACTATTGCAATTGGTGTTCAAGCTGGATATGGTCTATCTATAACTCAGGGGCAACAAAGTGGTGCAATTGCATTAGGATACTTTGCTGGTCAAACTATACAAGGCACAAATGCGATTGCTATTGGTGTTCAAGCTGGACAATCTGGACAAGGAACAAATGCGATTGCGATTGGAAATGTTGCTGGTTTTTCAGGTCAGGCGTCAGGTGCAATTGGTATAGGACAACAGGCTGGTTTTTCTGGACAAAATATTAATGCGATTGGTTTAGGAAATTTAGCTGGGCAATTAGGTCAAAACTCCGGGGCAATTGCAATTGGAAATCAAGCTGGGGCAAATACACAAGGAATAAATGCCATTGCTATGGGTATATGGTCAGGTCAAATATCGCAGCAAAGTGCAGGGATTTCATTGGGATTCAATTCTGGATATCAGCAACAAGGTACTAATTCTATTGCAATAGGTACAACTGCTGGATATACAACCCAGGGTTCAGCTGCAATTGCTATAGGCTTAAAATCAGGAAACACAAACCAACGATTGAATTGTATTGCCATTGGTAATGGAGCAGGTGCGCAAGACCAAGGGGCAGGTTCAGGAGCGGGCGAATCTGTTGCTATTGGTACATCTTCTGGTTTTACAAATCAAGGTTCTTTTGCAATTGCAATTGGTTATCAAAGTGGATCGTCAAATCAAGGAGGATATGCTATATCAATCGGTGCTTCTTCCGGTGTAACTGCTCAAGGGTTTGGCAGTATCGCCATCGGATACCTATCTGGAAATGCATCGCAATCTTCTTTGGCGGTTGCAATTGGGTATCAGGCTGCAATAACCGGACAAGGAACAGGTGCAATTGCAATTGGGTATCAATCTGGCGGAAGCAGTACAATATCTCAAGGACAATTTGGTATTTGTATAGGTGCAACGGCTACATCCACCTATGCCAACTCTATTGTAATCAATTCATCCGGGTCGGCGTTATCGTCAGCTACATCATCGTCATTTTATATATCACCTATAAGAAGCTCTACCCAAACAAATGTGTTAGGATACAACACAACAAATAAAGAAATAACTTATTATAATTTATTTGGTGCTGGTACAGTAACTGCTTTAACTGCATTTTCAAATAACACACTCACTGTAAACTTTAATAATTTCTCACAAGGAACCAGCTATACGTCTTTTACTACTGGCGGTACAGGTACTACCACTATAAATGCGTTTAATTTTTCAGGGGCAGTTACTCAAGGGAATTATACAATCGTAATAGGTTTAACTCAAGTTGTTCCTACAAATACGGCAACGCTAACTGTAACTGCTCCTGCAAATAGTACATACAGATGTAATTTTGCATCGGTATCATTTTCAGTAACTGGCGCAAATGGTACGCAAACAAATCCAAAATATATGATATTTGTAGTTAATTATGAATCAACAAGCGGTATATATTTCATATCTGCTTCTGCATTTAATAATTAATGTATTCTAGTATATACACAATGGATTTGTTATTGCAATATATGTAATTATACAATAATCATTCTAGCATTTTTTCAAGGGTTTAAATATATATTTATATAAAATAATGTCAAGAGTATTTTTTGGAGTAGTAAGTACCACGCCTACTGCTATAATTGACGATACCCCGAGGATATACAACCAATATGAAACTACTGATATTATTTCAGTACTATTGGATAAAGGTACAGAAGATACATATACATACTATTGGACTCTTTCAGATGATTTAGCAATAATTAATAACAGAAGCACCGCTGTTGCTAATTTTACTAACACTGGTTATATAGGTAAAACAACATTAGATTGTACTATTGTGGGAAATAATACAGGCGTTGCAATAACTTTAAACAGTATAGATATATACTGGAATAGTTTGAATGCAAGTGATTTTAGTGCATTATGGAATATTCAATCCAATATTACGATTCCTTATGACGGAACAGTCAAAGATACATATGTTATATCTACAACGCCTTCCGATGCTACATACATAATTAAAAAAACATACGCATTAAATGCTGGCGAAATTGCAATATCAACTATAAGAGGTGTTTCATATTACCGCGGAACTATAACAAGTCCTACCATCACTATTATACCAACAATTATTTCTTTGTTACCAAATGGACAAACATCATTGTTATGGAATAATACCACACAAACAATTTCCTATTTAGTTTCCGGTGCTGTCCCACAAGATACAAATTACGACGTTTCTGGAATTACTGGAAATATTTGTAATAATTATACTGCAATATTAAGAACAACGTCCACAAATTATATTCTAGGAACGTATATTTTGAATTGGAAAATTATACCAATCGCACCATCTAATTTTGTAGCAAGCGTATCTAATGATTTTACACAAATAACATTGAAATGGGATATTGTAAGTGGATGTATATACAACATATATAACAATGATAATCTAATAGGGTCTAGTAACACTAATGAATGGACTATTAGTTCTACTCCAGATACAAGTTATAACGTGTATATAGTAGCAACTTGTGTAAGCGGAACGAGTAATAGAACCACTATTGCACAAATAACAACTGGTCATAATGCTTACACCACAACTACTGACTATGACAGTGGATATATAAATCTTTCACCGTGTTGTGTTACTGGCTCAAAAAATGGTGATATTGGGCTTATTAACTGGATACAAGGAACCAATGGTATTATAATCAAAAGTGTATATGTAAAAAATTGTGTATGTAATTTTTCAACACAATTATTATCAGGAACTGCTTCGCGAACTGTTAAATGGAATCTAAATAACACATTAACTAATTTCCCATTTTCTACATCAACAAACGCATCAAATCCATATAGTGGTCCTGTATCAATTTCTATACCGGCTTCAAATCAAAACAATGGTACAACAATTAATTACTCACTACGTGCACTTGGTAATGGATGGTCTATAAATAACTTACTTTGTCCATCTGGTATATATTGGTTCAGTGCAGACTGGAGAAATGTTGGTACAATTACAACTAATTATCCTAGAATAAACTCTACAATCACTTATATACAATAATACAATAATACAATAATTCATATTGCATAAAATGTGCAATATGAACCTTTACACTATAACAAATAACTATACAAACGTTTATTTCAACCTTTCTATAAACACTCTATAATCTTTGTCTATCAATGTATACTTACCTCCAATTTTTTCTAAAAAATGATTAACTGCCTCATACGGATACTCATATGGCTTTTCGGTTATTTTATCTGCATTATACATATAATCATCTATTGCCATAACACCTCCTATTCTCAATAACTTCCAGGCTAAATGCAAATCTAGAGCTACATCTAAACATTTATGACTACCATCAACATATATAAAATCATATTGCATTTTTTCGCTTATCAATTCTAATAAAATATCACTAGAATCACCTTTTATTGCTTTTATACGATTTTCCAACCCAGCCGCTTTGATATTTCGGTTCCATATTTTTTCAATATTATTTTGCTCCATATTTTGCAATATATCTATGTTATCTTCATTGTAATTTTCCCACTTGTCTATACCTAATCCAAATGAATTGGGTATTCTTTTCACAATTTCTATCAATGATGTACCTGTATACACTCCGATTTCTAATATCCAATGGCATTGTTCTCCCATATTTTTATTTACATAATATTCAATCGCTTTTTCAAACTTCATTTTAGCATTCGTTCCTTTAGGTAAGTCATGCATCCAATTATACATACCTCTATATTCTAAACGATTTGTATTGATATAATCGTCTAATAAATGACACGCTCTTTTTTCCCACGCCATATTTTTCGCCCATTCGTAATTTTTTACCAGTAATTCATCTATACGTTCTCTATTTTCTATTATTTCAAATACTGATTCTAATGCATCTTCTCTCCATTTCAGAGAACTTGGATCACCTTCTATACAAATACCCCTATTTCCAACTGTATTTTTCAACGCAGCCAAACCATTTGTAATAGCAACTGTCTTAGATAAGGCCGCTTCTAATGCGGTAAGACAAAATGTTTCCATAAATGTGCAGGGATATAACCAATATTCAGCTGTTTTCCACGCTTCTGCCAATGTATTTTTACATACCCATCCATATTTATATATATTTAATCCACCTGGGATGTTCTCGTATTTCACATACAAATCTCTGATTTTTTGCATCAATTCACTATAATTAGTATTAACCCATTTACCATCTATATCAGAATATATATGTAAATTGGCATCCGGGTATTTTTTTACAATATGTGGCCACATTAGCAGTAATTCATACAATCCACGATTGGGATACGAAGAATAAATGAACTTGAATGGTGTTTTCGGAGAACATTCAACCATTGATATTTGTATATTTTGTTGTACCGCGTTCTCGTCATATTTACGAATAGGGTTTTCACAGTCAAAAAGTGACATATCAATTCCATAGTAAAATGGAACCGTTATATCTTTGAATTGCGGAAAAATAGCTGTAAAATATTCAACGTGCCACTCACTTAAACAAAATATATTTTTCAATTTATCCGATATAGGTATAATAATGCCAGATGGAGTTAAATCATGCAATACCATATATATGTTTTCTACATTTCCTTCAATCGCAACCGGTATATATTCAGAGAACCTACTTATAATACAAGTATGAATGAATCTTTTTTTCGCAAATGGCATAAATTGTATTATTGGTATATATTCTACATTTTCAAAACTAGTTTGCTCCAAACAATTGCAAAATACAATCACTTTATAATGCCCCCTTTTTTGAATATATCTAGCCATTTCAATAATATACGTTTCTGACCCACCAACTCCTTTTGTTAATATATCTTTACCAGTCCACGGTTCAAATCCACCATCTGCCACAAAACATAACAATGGTTTATCATCATCATTTATATCAATTGTTAATGCCATATTATTCATTTGATTCAATTTAACAAATATTGCATACCAGGATACAATAATGTTGTATTGGTCCGCATCTGGCGTATTTTTTTCCAAAAATAATAACGAACATTGTTCTCCCAAAGTATAATTTTTGAACTCATAACATAATTGCGCTAAAAACTTGGGAAGAAAGTGATAACTTAATGTTGGTTTTAAACTATATTGGCAATGAATTGGATACCCTATTTCAAACGCTAATTTAAAATATTCATAGGCGGTTTTCTTGTTTCCTTCTAAAAAATAATGTATTCCTAAGAAATATATACTGTCTGGGCGGCTTTTATCTAATTCGTATGCGCGCTTATAGAGAACTTCGCATTCTGACCACGGTTTATTAAGCTTGAAATTAGCGCACCTTGCGCATTCAAATATAGCATCTATTTTCTCTTGCAAAAATCCTTCAACGTGGTGTTCAGCTCGCAACATAAAATATTTATATGCATTTTCATAATCTTTTAATAGATTGTATGTTTGTGCCATATAATAATACGATCTCGGATTATGTGGATTTTCATTTATTTCTTCTTTCAATAATTGGAGGTCCAATTGCTTTCGCTGCATTGTTCTCTCTTCCATATATTCATATCTACCGTCCATAATATAACAACGCTCTAGTGGAATAACAACATTCATATTATTATTTTCTTGTATGACTTCGTGTATTTTAAATAAATATTTTAAATGTCGGTCTGTTCTTAAAATACGGTTTGATCCATATTCCACATCGTCACTTTTTATGTAAAGCGAAAATGAATCCGCAAATTGATCGCCGCGTACTTCATTCAAAAAACTACGTAAATCTCCTTTAACTACATATGTATCATCTAACATAAGTGTATATTTACACGTTTCCCCTGCCAATTCTAGCAATCTATTTCGGCTATCGCGAAAATTGATGAACTTTTCTTGATACAATTTACCCTTTTTCTTTCCTACTAATGTCTTATTAATAATATTTATCGTATCATCCGTACTACCAGTATCTAAAATTGTCCATTTATCAATCAAATGTATGTTATTTTCCAACATTTGTTCAAATTGTTCTCCGCCATTTTTTACCATTATACACAGGTCTATAAGATTGTCATATTGCAAAAACTCTTCATCTTTGACTGTTATTATATAATATTTAAAGTTTTCGTAAAAAATATCACTATATTTATCCGGAACGTATACAGTTATATTAGAATCGGTGAGTTGTAGTACTGTTTTGTATAATCCAGTTTTAAATATTTTTGTACTTGCAGGTGTAACAACTATAGGTCTATGTTTCATTACAAGCGACATATCTATACATTCACTTTTTTCAGAATACATTACAAATCCGCTCAGTTCTTCTGTTAATTCCCAGTTTATATTTTCAATATTATGATTACTTATATTTTTCGCAATATTTTCCTTTTGTTCTTGCAATGTGTTTAATAGATATATGTTTTTGTATGTATCTGAAATAGATATAGGTATGAATCCTCCGTGTGTAGAATTATATAATAGAATAGAATCCATATTTTCCAGTTTCAGTTCTCTCAAAAGAGAACATATCCTTTCCATTTTCCCCAAATCGGCCTTTATAGCCAGGTTATTATACTCATTATGTATAACAGTATTGAACTCATTACTACTTATGCTATATGATTTATTATTTATAGACACTAACATAAAATATAATTATGGTTGTTTTTATATTTTATTTCAACAAATATATACAGAAAACTCGCATTATAAAATTATGCATTTATTATATGAGTTCATATGATTTTGATATTAACAATTATTCTATAGATGATTTAGAAAAGTTTTTGAAACTTGGAAACAATTATAATGAAAAAGCAGTTATTGAACAAGTACATAATATGCATTTGGCTATTACAAAAACTATGAATACGTCTACTGTAAAAATAAAAACGAAAAAAATGGAAAAAGAACTGGTTTCTTTTCTTAGCGAAGCTCAGAAGATTTTGATTGAACGTCTTAAAAAGCATTCTATGATAAATATGGGCGATGACCACCGTCAAATTATTAATAAACACACTGCGCCTGAATCTATTATGAGTTATATGCAACCAATGACGGTTTTCCCCACAAACGTTTCTCAAGGTGTATTGAATCCATTGAAAAAACGTATAACAACTTATTCTCTATGTATGAATACATTATTCAGAGATTGCACTGGATCCGTTGATGGTAATATTTTATTTGTATTACCATATCCTTTAAAAAAGGTGGTTTCGTTGAAGTTAACGTCGCTTGAATTTCCGGACACAATTTTTATGCTTTCTAATTCAAAAAAAACGAACCGCTTATTTATTAGAGAAAATAATACCAATTTAGAATCTCTCATTATTTTACCAGAAGGCAATTATACCGAACACACGTTGCCAGAATTATTACAATATGCAATCAATTCTGCATTGGGGTCTGACGACAGATTTCGCGTGACTATTGATGAAATTAGTCATAGAATTACTATATTAAATACTACAAATACATTTAGTATGGAGTTTTCTAATCCAGCGACTAATTCTATATTATCTAAAAACTTAGGATGGTATATGGGCTATAGATGCGCCCAATATATTAATAGCAATGCCTATCAAAGTGAAGGTATCTTCAATCCCGTACCATTGCCATATATTTATTTTATTTTAAACGATTATAATATTTCTAGTTCCACAACAATTATGGGGTTTTTCGGAGAAAATTATTTAGAAAAAAATATTTTAGCAAAAATACCCATTTCAGTAAACTCTTATCAAATATTATTTGATAATAACAGTGATTTAATATCAAAAAAACGTGAATATTTTGGAATGGTAGATATATCTAAGTTTAGTATTCGTATTTTAGACCAATATGGGGATTTAGTATACACAAACCAAATGGATTTTTCATTTACATTGGAATTGGAAATTGCGTATGACTTATAGAACGTATATATTATACTATTTTGCAATAGTGGATAATATAGAGTTTATTTTTTCATCTTGCATTTGTACGATTTTTTCCAGTTCTTCTACCCTAGTTCTTATATTTCTCATCGCAGATGCATACACGGGTATCATTAGTTCGTATTGTATTGATTTTGGTTCGCCAGTTTCGTCACGAATAACAAAATAATTACCCAATTCATTTTTTGCCATTTCTTCTGCTATAAATCCTATATGGGTACATTGATATTCGCCATTTAATTGATATATTGGATTATATGTAACTGGAGCTACATCCAAAATTGCAGTGCTATCTGGTAATATCTTTATATTTGCTTTTTGTTTACGAGATGAGGTAGATGCAAATAATTGCCATTTGAAAATGCCAGATATATTTGTAAATGCCATTCTTACTGCATAAGAGTTTAAAGTTGTCGCAATTTGTGGTAATTTTGCATATATTGAACTATAAATAGACCCACTAATATCACCCAATATTGTATTTCCATTTATTGCCATATTCCCGGCTACATTTGCATTACCCGATATATCTATATTATCATTTATTATGAAGTTTGTACCTGTATGTGTTATGTTTTTATTTCCAGAAGCTGTAAAATAAACTGCATCTGTTTTCATATTACTATTCATAACTATACCATTCGCACTACTGCTAGCATCATATGTAATTTTTGCCGTATTTGATTGTGAAAATGAAATAGAATTACCTATTATAACATTGTCGTTTAAACTAAATTTATATGTTGCTGGAGGTATTGTTTGAATATCAATTTGGTTTGGAGTATTTTCCAATGATATACTGGGACCAGTATTATTAATATTAATGGCATAATTTGTTTTAATGTTATATGGAAAATTACCCGAAATGTTATTTATATTATTAATTATCAATACACCATTATCATATTTACTGACTATTCCATAAAAACATACAATATCATTTGAAGGTACATCATTTACGACTTGACATTTCACCCTCATTCCTGGAATATATGCAAGATTTTTATCTACCACTATACCAATTATACCGTTTTCAAATAATACGTTTGCATAAAATGTTTCCGTAAAATAAGATAAATATTTATCACCAGGAGGTCCTGTTGGTCCTATATAATAATCATAATTATTTGTTCCACAACCTGTAGATATACCTCCATCATATAATGGTCCGGGACTTATTATACATTGCGAATTGCAAGAATATGGAATATTGTTTATTGCATACAATCGTTTGGATGCTATATATTCATTGTATGATGCCATTTATATACAATTGTCTTATTTTTATAACACAATTATTTCTAAATATAGACACGATTATTTTTATATTTATAATATATATTATTTAGACAAACTAACAGATAAACAAAATGCCTTATGTTATGAGAAAACTTGCCAATAAAAACTGCTATAGTGTCAAAAAAAAAACATCTAAAAGGGGTACTCGTAAAACATTTTCTAAATGTACTACACGTAAAAATGCTATAAAACAAATGCGATTATTAAGGGCATTAGAATATAATCCTAATTTCAAATATTCGCGAAAATAAATTATTGGGTTGTAACTCTATCATTGATTCGCAATGCACAATTTATATTCAAATTATTTATATGCTTCATATTATCATTACTTATATATATATTTGTATTTTGTAATATATATATCTACGTATTTAACTGTAAACTCAAAAAACCACATTAGTTCTTCTGCACCGGTTTATTTTCCAGATGCTACTATTGATAATTTTACAGTAAGATATATTTCAGTTTTGGATATATCAACCAATTTAATTCTAACCAAATCCATTGTAGTAACCGACTTTAGCGCAGAAGGTATATTACACAGTAATTCTAGCGGTCAGATTACTTCCAGTAAATTAGTAAATAGCGACATTGATGATTCTGCAGCAATAGCAGATAGCAAATTGGGGCTATAATACGAATTATCCCATTGTTACTAATAATACTGGTAATACTACATCTACAATTACTACTAGGTGTGCCTTTTATGCGTACCATAGTCAAATCCACCATACGCGTGGCTATCAGTGTAATAACTACTCATCAATAATAAGATTATGTTCAGCAAGGACCTATTATCTTACGGTATAACTTTTATTAATTTACAACATACTAAAAGATTGAAAAATATATGAGTAGTACATAATCCACTATGTATTCAATTTATAGTTTAGTACTTCTATTGCGCCATTTTTAATTTTAGATCTTACAATATTTTTCTCTGAAACTATTGAACAAATAATATCTTTGAATATATTGCACCCTATTTTATCATCTATATTCTCATTATCCTTTTTGAAATGTGTCCATAAAAGCGTGGATTTGATTTTCTCATCAGGCGCCCCAACTATTTTGTTTTGCCACCATTGCAATACAATTCCATAATAATCACCTGTCATTTTATTTGTTTCCTCGTTCAATATTTCACGAATATATTCGTCATTTTTATCAAAATTGGATCGCAATTGCCCAATAATTGTTTCACGTTCTCTGTTATTTTTCACCATTTTTTGTACAATTTCTTTGATTTTGAGTTCGTGTTCTCTAAGACGGGTTAATTCTTTTCCTCCTCCCGCACCCTCCTCACTTGTCATAATACTTTGTAATGTATTACAACAATGCCATACTGCACGCAATATTTCACCAGGTTCTTCATATTTAAGTAGTTCGTTGATATAACACACACATTTTCGGTCTGTTAACCACTCAAACATAAATGGGGCTTTGTCAAACTTGTCAATCGTAGTATCTAATGACACTAGCCAAGCAAACTGGATATGTTCGTTTTTCTTCAAATCCCGCTTTATTTTGTCTCGCGATGTGCTATTGACTTTATTAGAATACAATTTAGAATCGGCTAATACAGTGAAACCCTTGAACTTCAAATGGAAATCGCCTTGACCTGCAACACAATGCATATCTTCTATTTCAAATCCGTCAAAATCGCGGAATGCGCCTTTGGCTATTTCATCAAATTGTTTCTCTCCGATTTTTCCCAGACTAACCGTCGTCTTTTTTTGAGTCATACCATCTATTTTCTCCACTGCCTTATCTAGAGAACTTTTTATATGTGCAGTATGTTTGTCTTTTTCGGCCAAAATATGTTTCAAGTTCTCCAATTCTTGATTTACCAGTTTCATTGCGTCTTCGCGAGTTCGCGCATTGGCAGTAGCCACTTGGGTTTCCAACGAAATAATGCGATTTTGCATATGTTCTCGCTCTTCTTTGTATGCTGATTGCAATCGTTCATACGTTTCCACCCTTTTTGCCACTAATTTTTCGCCATTTTCTTCGTTTTGAGAAATAGCATGTTTATATAATTCTTGTTGTATAGACAAGTCTTTTTCCGCTTTTTCCAACCGTTCTTTGAATGTTCTCCTTTCTTCTTCAAATCGCTGTTCAATCTCACTACGAATAGAATTATATAACTCATCTCCGGACAATAATCGCATATCTTCTTTTGCTGCCTGGAATGCGCGATATCCGCCTTTTAATACAATGGTTGTATCTTCTGGGGATAAATCAGAGAACCCGGGTGGCAAGTTCTCTGATTTAGGAATATAAATATTGATTTTTTTAACTAGAGCCATTGATATTTGTTTGCGGGTATTTAAATATATGTGTGTATCTAAAAATCGGTTTATATTATTGTGGAAAATGTATTTACTCCAATATGTTCTCATAAATATAAACCAAACAATCTATATATTATACTATAGTACACTCTATACTAATTGTATTTATTACTTTCATTATGGATTTGAATAACGATAGTATATGAATTGAACCAGTCAAATGTTAGTGCATATCTTTCACGTGTGACGTAAAGTGTATTGTATTACAATTATTATATAAATATATATTTGTATTTTGTCTATAAACAAAATAAAAACCACATATGTATCACATATAAAATGGGAGATATTTCAACAAATAAAATATATGAACTCGGAACAAAATACGAAACCGATAAAGTTACTCATCACGAATACCACCCTATTTACGATTTTTTCTTGAAACAGTTTTATAACACATCCGGGGCTATGTTAGAAATCGGCGTACAACACGGAAACTCACTCAATATGTGGTTAGAATTATTTACAAATGCACATATTTTTGGTATGGATATTGATAAAGAGTATTCTGGAGAACGATATTCTATCATTAAAGGCGATCAAAGCAAATCCGATGATTTACAAAATTTGTGTAATATTATTTCCCATAAAGGTCTTTTTTTTATAAATGACGATGGTTCTCATATACCTGAACACCAATTGCTAACATTTAATACACTTTTTCCTTCTTTAGAAGATGGCGGTGTGTATATTATAGAAGATATAGAAACGTCTTATTGGACTAAAAATGGGCTTTATGGCTATGAAACACATTATGGCTACAAACACCCTAATTCTATCATAGAAATATTCAAGGAAGTAGCCGATAGTGTCAATTCCGAGTTTTCCGGGCAGAGACAAAACCGCGTTATGCATCACCATATGATTGGCAGTATTACATTTTCCCGCAATTGTATCATTATTGTTAAACAAACCCGACCTCATAGGTATTACCGCTATTGGTATAATTTATAACCCATTATATGGAAAATTGAAATAGTATTCTCATTTATTTGTAAACTAATCGCAATTCTTATATAATACTATGAAATCTATTACGCGTCCAATTAGTTCATTGACCCGAGTTCATTCATATTCAGATAGCCATTATATTTCCAAATGTACTATTGGCGATTTATTACAAGCAAATGTCGCTAATTGGGAGCACAATCGCCCGCCAGATTTATTGCGATGCAGTGAAATAGCGGAACATATATACACACGTCGCCCGATTTTGGATTGGATGCTGTATATGACATACGACCCGCATACGAATACCTTTTATGTAGTTGACGGTATTCACCAATTTACTGCTTTACAAATTATTTATAAGGAGAACCAAAAACCAAACGATTTTATTACTCCCAATACATTCGGATGCAATGGAAACGCGGACTGGCTATACCAAAAATACATACTCATTTGCATTCGCGCTAATCCAACAAAGGGCGAGACTATTGATTGGTTTCATACTCTAAATAAAAGCAATCCGGTCCCTGATTTGTATATTGTCAATACTGCCGAAGAAAAACGCAAACTCATCGAAGAAGTTTCGCAAGAATGGATGCGTAATTTCAAACCACATTTTTCGGCATCTCAAAAACCAAATATACCGAATATCAATCGCGATCGGTTCATTGATTTGTTGGACGGAACCTATGAAAAACATTGCGTAAAATCTGTCCAATACCTCAATGAATTATTATACGAATTGAATAACCACATTCGGGAGAACATTCCACCAAAAACTAGCCAAAATGCTATAGACAAATGCACGCAAAGTGGATGCTTTCTATTCCTTTTACCCAAAGATGTTCTTTTAGAAAGGATATAGAAGGTTTATGCGATTATTTTGTATTATATAATGCAATTGTATTATATTGTATATATTACGACTATTTTTTCATTTTTTCTCCATTCTAATGCGTTTATATTTCCATATACAGCGTGCTCACGCAGTTCATTTTGTTTGAATACTTATAACCGGCAATATGGATTATCTAAATATGGAAAAGAGCACTATTTGAAAAAACTCAATTCATCCAATGTTACGGAACGTGAAGAACATATGTTTTCAGAAAGTGGTTATAGACCTCACGCTCCATCTGAAATAGATGATTTATTGAGTCTATTCAATGGCACTTCTAATAAAAACTTAACAGTAAGTGGTTTACAAATTATTTTTAATCCTGGAATGTTTGATTTTCAAGAAGACGGAGAAGAATCCGACGAAGGCGATGACGAAGAGCCTGAACCAGAAAAGGACGAAAATTACAGACCACGCAGGCGGTTTGGCTATTCTAGTTTGGGTCGTTCATCATCTCAAGATAAAAAATCGGAGAACTTCCAAGTAGTAACCAATTCTGGTATTACATTTTCGGACGTAGGTGGTTATGATTCCATTAAATCTGAGTTATATCAATGTATTGATTTATTGCAAAATCACACAAAATACGCTGGATATAATGTACGCATTCCTCGCGGACTTGTTTTTGAAGGACCGCCTGGTAATGGAAAAACACTATTGGCAAAAGCATTAGCCGGAGAAGCAAGAACATCATTCATTTCCGTTTCAGGATCAGAGTTCCAAGAAAAATATGTGGGTGTAGGTCCTGCACGTATACGAGAACTTTTTGGATTGGCTAAAAAGAACATACCGTGCATTATTTTTATTGATGAAATTGATGCATTGGGTCGCAAACGATCTTCCGATGGCGAATCTTCTTCGTCTGAACGCGATAGCACATTGAACGAACTACTAGTTGCAATGGATGGATTCAAAAACACTACTGGTATATTCGTTATCGGTGCAACCAATCGCGCGGATTTATTGGATCCAGCATTAATGCGCCCGGGCCGGATAGATAAACGTGTTTATATTGCTAATCCTGACCGTAAAACACGAAATGCAATATTGAATATTCATTTAAGAGGAAAACCGAGAGATGCCACTGTCCATATAGACGATTTAGTAGAAATAACGGATGGTCTTTCTTCTGCCCAAATAGAGAACTTAGTAAATGAAGCAATGCTTAATGCTCTGAAAAATGACAAAAAGTATTTCACGTCTACTGATATAGAAAATGTTATGAATCGTATTTTAGTAGGATGGCAACCTTCAGAACATCAATTTACTTCTAATATCATTGATATTATAGCTATACACGAAATGGGACACGCAGTAGTTGGTCTATTATCAAAGCATCATTCAAAAATGACAAAAGTAATTATCAATTTATCAGCACCGAAATCGCCAGGTTATACCGTATTTGAAGCATCTTCAACCACCATTCTTACACGAGAAGCACTTTTTGAGCATTTAATGATATTGCTTGCTGGGCGCATTGCAGAAGAAATATTTTACGATGTTTCTGTAACAACTGGTGCTATAAATGATTTTGAAGAGGCACTCAAATTAGCTGAAAAAATGGTAGTATATTACGGTATGGGTAAAAATATAATTTATCCCAATATGAGTGAAAAATACAAAGAACTCATTGATATTGAAGTAGAAAAATTGATTAATGATGCCTATATTTATTCCGATTTCCTCTTACGTAATTCAAAAGATTATATTTACGAAGCGTCGGAATTGCTGAAACGGGAAAAAATAGTTAAGGCAGAAACTTTACTTGAATTGATGCAACAAAAATACCCAAATGTGTTCAATTTATCTACTGATCATATTGATTAGTATATCACTAGTAAACTTATATTATCGCTATTCATAGAGATTAAAAATCACTATGAATAAACATAGGATTAGACATAACACTATTCAGCATAACTCAAAATATATGCTCACTGGGTGTGATTTATGTTATATTATTTTTATAATATATAATATTTATATAATATATAATGCTACATTTATACAACAGGTCTTCCAATAAACCAGCACTACCAATATTATTTAGCGGTTCTCCTAAACCACTTTTATATCAAACGTCAACTGTTAAACCACCTTCGGTTATCTCTGCTACTCATACCGTAGTTGATGAACCACTTGCCGATCCCGTTGTTACTGATGTACCCATGGATGAGCCCGCTGCTAGCGACGTACCACTAGTTCAAAAAAAATCAAAAAATCCACGTGTACAAGTAAATTGTAAAATTATTCACTCTAAAAATGTGTTATTAAATGATTAATGAATAATAGATATCAGTTTATTATTCAGGAATAACTATAACTATTCGTTCACTTTCGCATATGCCATATTTTATGATTTAGCATTTATAATTATAAATACCAAATTTTTGGCATTTTTATATTCTGACTAATATATATAATGTCTTGTTCACCGGAAGGCACTAATTATACAACAAACGACAACAGCAATGAGCGTATGCTAACATTATCATCTATTTTACCACTATCCGCAAGTTCATCCAATGTAAATGCAACCAATACCACCCTTGAAAATGAACTGGTTCTCAATTTAGCAAAAGGACGAATGGTTAATGATATATTAGCAAGCAATGATTTTAACGCCGACGATAAAACCTACACATCTGACAGTGGTACATTTTACGCAAATGAGGTAGGTTCAGATTTACGTGATGTTTTTGATTTAACCACCAATGCTGTGAATGACGAACATTTTGCAGTATCTAGCAATTTTGTTCAAAACAGTTCAGCATCTTTTTATTCTTCGGCTGAATCAATCATAGGATATGACATAAGCAAGAATATTGAGGTTGTTTATCCTACTTTATCCTTGTATGATTCTTATATTGATTTTTCCACATCTGAAAACTGTGGTCCATTTTATGATACCCTTGATCGTACTGATTCTACATACGAGGCGGTTTTTGATAGCTCACAGCCTACGAATAATTTGATACGATCACTCAATAGTTTTAGCAGTAATACCGCTAAAAGTAATTTAATGTCTGTCTCTGAAGATGTAAGTTTCAATACTGTATATTCCCTTGGCCAAAGTACTACAAAATATTATACAATTGATTCTTCAGGTATCGTAAAAGTAAATAATTTAGACACGACTAATATTTTAACTAATAATAATTACGCATATGATATTTGCTTTAATTCACTTTCATTTAGCGATTTTGGATCATATAAAATTGAATCACTGGGGGATCATAGTGGTACAAGCATTCAGTTTTCTGGCGCTGCAGTGGATGAATATGTCACTGATGTTTCTAGTAGACATCTACCTTTGCGCAATTCGGACCCTAATAACTCAGGCACCAGTTATCCATTGCCCTCACACGATATGAGTTCAAATAATTTTAGCAGTTTGTTCTCGGCTGCCGAATTTCAAACTATATTACCTGGATATAAATTTGACATATCAGTCACATCAAACCCCAACTCTGGATATTCTTTAGATTCAACCCACCTTGTTGAAGACAATACTTTACTCGGCCTAGAGTCTTCTTCATTAGTAGATAATATTGCATATATGCGCAATTACGTTTCACAAAACCACTATATCAGTTTCAATGATGCTACTCTTTCCATAGAGCGCGCAACTAACACTGATGCGTCACAAAATATCCCTTATTTTTCTTTCAATACTTCTCACGAAACTCTCACAGAAGCATCACACAACGATGGTGAAATTATTCTAAACAATCGCTCACCAGTTACACGAACTGTTGATATTTCTCAAAACTCCACTTTACTTTCATCTATTGTGTATTATGATGGCGAATCGTCCGTTCAGGGTATTTCTCTGCCGAAGGGTGCCGATGTACCACCTATTAAGGGTGCCGCTGTAATTAAGGGTGCCGATGTAATTAAGGGTGCCGATGTAATTAAGGGTGCCGATGTACCACCTACGTATTCAGACGAACCTCTTCGAACCCCTGCTCAACTAAGCTCTATTGGTAATAATCGGCCTAACAAATCGTCCGTTCAGGGCATTTTTAACTATTTTGAGGATGCCGAGGTACCACCTCTTAAGGGTGCCGAGGTACCACCTACGTATTCAGACGAACCTGTTCGAACCCCTGCTCAACTAAGCCAGTATGGTACGGAGAAGGGTTATGGCGAAGCGTCCGTTCAGGGTTATGGCGAATCGTCCGTTCAGGGCATTTCTAACTCTATTAAGACTGCCGAGGCACTTACGTATTCAACCGAACTTAAGTTCAAAACCCCTTCTCAACTAAGCCACTATGCTACCTCAAACGATTCGTATTTTGATTTAGTGAATAATAATTCATTGGTGAATGATCGGTTTTTGTCGTCTGATATATCGTTCGTTTCTAATCTGGGTTCCCTAACATCTACTTATAACCCTAAAGATTTACATATTTTTAAAATAAATACTAGTCAGAACTTAAACTCAATAAATGGACTGATAGATTCATCTGGACAAACTGTAGTTAATTGTTCTGTCTCTGCAAATATAACCAATTTACCAGAATTACTACCTTCGGGGGCTGCAACATTAAATAAACTTGAAATGATATTTTCTCTAAAAAATGTTTCCGGTTTATCTGTTTATACTGATGCATCCAATGCTGGATGGGTTTTAGACAATAATGGCAAGACCCGTTTGTCATCAACAAGCGCTTCTGCAAATCGCAGTCAGACCCCGATTACTTCGTGGCCTTCTCCGGATGCCGTTCGCAGTGTGATACAAGATCCATCTACCAACATTTATTACTCCGTTGACTTAAGTTCATCTACATATATCAATAATACAAGTAAAACTCTAAGTCAAAACTTTTATGCAGTTGTTCACTGGGGAACTGATGTGAATGATATGAGTAATGTATTAATAATTGCAAATGATGATCTAAAACGTACTAGTGCATGCACCAATAATGCTCCTATTCAAATCACTGATAACTCCGGTAATATTATAGTAGAGACCGTTAATTCTTTGCAATTCAAGTTTGATCTACAACTAACCCCTTATGATAATTTGTCATTAACTACACCAGTATTCACATCTTCTACTACTTACCGTTTAAACCGAACCCCACTGGTTTACCAAGGTGATGAATATATTATTGATAATAGTTATGGTATAACCCATTCTATGACTTCCGCATTATCATCTGCATTACGATTCACTGGTCAATTAAGCGCAAATGATTTGACTGAGCTAACTGTTTATCTAAAGGCTGTAAATGATAATTCGTCTACAACTCCGCTGACAAATTCATATAACATATCAGCATTTTATCACGTACCTATTGCTATGGAATTACTTAATGAAGCCCAATCGAAATCTGGTGACATTACTTTGTCTCTTTTACCATTAACTTTTTGCACATTATCATCTGAGAGTGACTACATGGTTCACTTAGTAGCAGACGACTCACCAGTTTGCTACACTGTTGATTATTTCAATTCTGCACTAGATAGTTCAAATAATTATAATCTTGGCACAAAATTAAATAGTTCAACCCCTATTACTGCTTCAAATGGTTACCAATCTCTAAAGTGGCCTTCTGTATCCTCTCATTCTATTACATTATCTTATGTAGGTGATAATAGTTCAAATACTGTTCTAACTGTTTCCAATTCTAATAATATAGCAGTTTTTAAACTAACTATCCCGGATTTTAAATATCTAAACACGACTGCGTTTGTCACCTATTGCGAAAATGATATATATAGCGTACATAAGTATAATCCCGTAGACTACTCAACTGACACGACGTATTATGTAGGAACTACATACACTGACAATCGTTTCTCGGTTGATCAAGGTGTATATATCACTGGTAACAATGTGTCTTTAACACAATCAACAATAATGGAACTTGGCTATTACTACAAATTCAAACTTAAGAACGACTTAATATCAGTAAATATGGTTGGATCCGCATCTCTGCCTCTATCTTCTATACAGAACTTATCATATAAATATGACAATGGCAGTGAATCATCGCGCACATTAACTATACCGTACTATAGAGGGTATTATGGTTCAAATGATAGTAATCAAACTTATAAGATCGTTAGACCTACATTGGTTGCGACACTTGAAATACGGTCCACTAGTACAACTACCCTGCTTGCGTCCCAAAAATTTGACATATATGCCAACACAACTTACACTGTTGATAATCTTGTAACTCCTGCATCCGTTGTTATTGGCAATATTGGATTAGCAATTAGTTTCACTCTATCTATGCTTTCTCCTAGTGATTCTACTACTATTCCTGTTTATACAAGAGGAGATGATGTAGCAGTACATATTATTAATCCAAAAAATACTGCTTATATTCCTTACAATACAACATCAACATTAAAAACATTTTCACTTTATTCATTTAGCGGTTCTAATTATGTCGATTATATAGATGGATCAACTAATCGCGCTTTAAACATTGCATCTAGTAGATTACGTTTACAAAATCAATATTTCACTGATGTATCTTTTGTTTATTCTATATACACCCGACCTAGTTCTACTTACGTATATGTTGACACAGGACGTACATCTTTAGGAAATCCTGCTATTGTATCTAACTCTAATTGGCTATTTCTGAATAGCAGACCAAATGATGAACTATACGGAGACGCAAGCGCTATTTCTTTCAATAACATACGCATATGGAGACCACTAAATGCTCGCAATATTGCTTCCACCTCATATCTAATAGTATCGCCACCATATTTAAAGTTTAAACAATGCTCATACAGTTCTGCAATTTCATCACTTCCATTTAATCCATCTACGCATTTATCAAATATCGTCACGTGCAATTTACCAGTATCTTCGAACGGAATTTACTATCCATTTACTAGCAGATCAATCTCTAATTCCAATGCCACAACATCAAGCGTAAACTTCTCTAATACTACAAACCGTGTCAAGATAACTCGCAATAAATCAAAATCATTATATACTTATGCACTCTCTAATTTGGCTGACCGTCGTACATATAGTTTTTTCGTTTATGGTAATTATTATACATTATCACTATGGTTAGGATTATCCACCATTCAAACTCCAAGATTTATTCGCACCTTGTTTACAGGACTTTCGGATGATTTACTAAAATCAACTAGCCTTTCTATAAACTATTCACAATCAACTGGAAACATTGATATCAGTTTCCAACAACCAACTTTGGATTCACCTAACTTTAACATATTTAGCAATATGTATGCCAATTTAGACTCAACCGGCGCAACTATATATCCAACTATTTTGGCAGATACCGGTGCATTACCGAAAAATATTTCACTACGCCTCAATTCCTTCTTCTTGAATACATTTAATGGATCACATCAGTGTAAACTAGATTTACCATTACTACAAGGTATAAATGTAAACCTCTATACAAGAAATATAGTGACTGATTCCAATGGCGCTCTCACTGTGCATATTTACAAATATAATCCCGACACCCCACTAAATAAACGTTTAGTAACTAGCGGTAATCAAGTATCAACTATGACATTTAACACACGTGACTATAAAATAATACAAATACCAAATATTTCCATATCTCAAAACGTTGTACCGTGTTGGTCAGATATATTAGAATCAATTTCACTAAGTAGTATTCCCGGCAGTTGGACGCGAGATTTAGATTTTAGTCCGTTAACTACACCAATATTTTTGTCACTGGTAAATTACACTATCGATGCAGCTTCTGATACCAATGATTTAATTTATGGATGTGAAAACACCGGCGCCTCTAAAATTACATATGTAACTAAGGAACCAATATTGACATTGACCAATAAAATTGGAATGCCTATATTCCAAATTACTGCTGCTGGAGTTGTAAAAGCCCGCTATGTAAGCACTTCTGGTGTTTTATTATCTCCTGTATTCAATACACCGGTTTCTAATTCTCTTTCTAATTTACATAAAGGTACAACTGTGTCATATTCATTGGGCGTAACTTCAAAAATTGTAGGCTCTTCACCTGTCTAAGTTTATACACAGAGCACCAAATAGGTATATACAATTTATCACTAGCTAGCGCATTTACTAATCAATAATTTTCTATAAACATATAAACATATGTCATATATATTTATATGCAATCGTTATGCTCACGTATACAATCCATTATTTCCAAATCCTCATATCATTGTTCTCTATATAAAAAACTAACTCCTATTTTATTTGATGTTTCTTTGCGAGACGGTATTCAATGTGCATCCCCATCAGATTGGCCAACTTCCAAAAAAAAAGATACATTAGATCATATTATAAAAAATTATCACCCGCAATCAATTGAACTTGGGTCTTTATGTTCTCATAAATTGCTACCAATAATGTCAGACACTATAGAACTATATAACTATGCAAAAACGATGTGTTTACGTGATAATATAGACTGTAATATTTATGTTCTCATACCATCTATTGCCAAATTACAATCTGCCATAGATTATAATATGACTCATTTATCTTTTATTACATCTATATCTAATACATTCCAAGTAAAAAATACGAATATGACACTTTCTCAAGTAAAATCATCTTTTGTCAAAATGTCTGAATATATAAACTGCTTGCCCAACTCCGAAGTTTATGTGAAAAAACTGTATATATCTTGTATAAACGAATGTCCTATATCTGGAAAATTAGATAATGATTTTGTAATAAATGAAATATTGACATATAACACTATGGGTTCGTTTGATGAATTATGTTTATCAGATACTTGCGGAACTTTACAATATGATGAACTTGTATATATTGTAGATACTATTCATTTTTTTGGGGTTCCATTATCTAAGATTTCATTACATTTACACGTTTCTGAAAACAATTTGGAGAACTTGGAACACATTTTGCGCTATTGTTTTCGTAAAGGCATATGTAAGTTTGACGTATCAATGATAGAAACAGGTGGATGTTCTATTACAATAAAACGTGAAAAACTCTTATCTAATATGACATACGAACAATTTTACAATATACTTGATAAACACGTAAATGCTGTAGTTGAAAATAACAGTTTATAAAACAACTTAAAAACTTTTTCTCATAGCACAATACTAGCATAAATGCAAACGCGGAGTCAATCTAAGCTATATCACTCTAAATTGGTTAGTTCTAAACCATCTATCATTTCTACTATAACCGCACCGGTAACTAGATCTTCTCCAAAGACAATTTCTTATCAATGTTCTTCACCGGTTACTCGCTCTCAAACCAAACAAATGTCTGCAATTAATTTTGACGAATCTAGTGCCGCGTGGCTTACAAATAAGAACAAATTGGCAAATGGAATGTATAGTTATAAGAATTCTGCCTTTGGAAATTGTCATACTGATGATGTTACCTCTGATTTTGCCGGTATTACAACTCGTTCTGGAAAAGTTTTATCTGCATAAATACTTTATATAAAATTGAAAACAATATAGAAACACAAATATATGTATTATATCCACATAATACATATGAACTCTAGTGCTGAATCTTCTATTACTACTCCTACTATGCCTCTTTCTAGCGATCCGGAAACAAATACAATAATGCTCGAATTGGAAAAAAAGGCAGAAATACAATTAGCTCAACTAATGTCTCCTGTTAAAAATACAGCCCCACTTACAAAAATAGCGTTTGTTGGAACACAAGGCGAAGATTTTGGACAAAAATTGATTTCCTTAATGGCAAATGGTGCAAAAGAGTTTCAAGAAAAAACTGGACGTCCAATGACATACTCGGAAATGCGTGAAATGTATGGATAATGTCGCACATCATATGGTTTATTGTTTCATATTTATTATACACTATAAAAATGAAATACTTTTATGCGCACAGTAAAGTGGGGTCTTGTTTGTCCAAATAAACGGCTTTCAATAGATTTTTCGCAACTTTGTCGTTGTTTTTTTCCACTCCACCGGGAATTGTATTACCGAGAGATTGTTTCATTATTTGAAAAGACCTATTAAAATCATTTGAATCTAGCACTTTATAGTCGGGATGTTCTTTATTCCACTTGCTTATTTGTTGCACATTGCGAAACGCAATACGTCTTATTGCAGCCTTTATTTTGGCTTGGTCAGGTGTATCTTTTATCCATATATTGTTTTCTCGAACGTGCACCGTCTCGCGTTTCACATCAGTGCAATGCACTGGACGTGTATATATATCCAATTCTTTGAGACCATTCATAAATATTTGTGTTATACCGTCTACATAACCTCTATCTGCCACATTCTCCAAATCATCAAAATTGAGCTGCAAGTTTTCCACAAAATCGGATAAATTGATTGCGTTTTTACATTGTTCGTTCAAGAAAAATTGTATATTGAATTGTTTGTTATTGGAATTGGTATTTGAATGATTTGAGTTTGTTGCGTGGTATGTGCTAACCGTCTGTGTCTTTTGGACCAATTCCAACATTATTTTATTTTGTTCTATCAATAAGTTTTTGAACTCCTGATTATCGCGCATTAGCTCCAATATCAGTTTGGTTGATTCCGACGGTTGTATTTCTGGGTGGGGATTGTATGGAGGAACTATTATATGTGTATTTGCATATGATGAAACCACTGCATTTGTTAATGAATCCATAGATATTTCAAAGCTATTTTGCTGTGCCGGTTCTGGGATTTGGCATAATGTTCTATGTCTGCTTAGACCTGACCTATATTGATAAGTTTTTCCACAATGACACGATAATCTGGTTTGGCGTTTTTCGGCGATTTTTGGCATTTTTTTGTTATCATTTGTTATCATTTGATGTTTCCGAGTGGATAAATGTCTATCAAAATCGGATTGTTTGCTGCATTTGAAATCACAATTTTCACAGAAAAATATTTTGGCGTTTTTTGGCGTTTTTTGGCGTTTTTCGGCAGCCATATGTTATCCTATAAATGATAACAAGAAAAACGCCTAAATGGTTTTACGCAAAATATAATTTTTTTTATGCAGTCATTTTAAAACGTATTTTTTTGGGTTTGTTACCATATCAGTCTTATGCACGTTTTTTTCAACATTTTCTTTCACATATTGAAAAATGGACATAGTCAAAAATGTCCATTTTCCTTCCGCTCTCCCTTCTTTGAACTAAAAAAACGCGCAAAAACGTGCATACACCATAAATCCATTTTCAACATATATTGTGTATATTATGACACGATATATGCTTTGACTTAGTACCATCCACCATTAAAATACTGATGAAAGTTCTCTACATTTCCTCTGAAAAAGGCAATCCACATAGATATATTACCGGAACCACATATAACGTGTTTGCATTTAGACATAATAATGACAATAGCCAAGAAATATTTTGAGAACTTGTAGTTCATTTCGGGGAAAACCTTATCAACACTATTATCGCATTTTCGCATATGTCGCATTTCATCTTTGAATACAATATGGTCTGAATATACAGTAGCAAAACATTCTATAAACTCGGTCTCATCACTCTGAATAAGAAATCGTATATCTGGATTTTGATGTTGTATTTCCTTAGATTTGGAGAACGTTTCCTCATATTCACATAATGTGGTTTCACGTTGTTTGTCATTCCCTCTATGGAAAAGCACACAAATATTGTCGTAGTTCTCTACGAGCCCATATTTTTCTTCCATTTTTGAAACAATGGATAATATTTCTTGATTAGGTGTAAAGTATTTGCGAACAAATGGCGCAATTCTACCAAAATCTAACTGATTATAATACCAAAATTGCCATCCCCAATCATAGTTTATATTACCGGTATATGGTACTGATTCTGAATGCAAGTCATAATGTTCAAAATAGTCATATGTTATATCGCGCAGTTCTCCATTTGGTTTATACATTTTGAACAAATCGGATGAATCAACACTATCGGGTAACCTACCATTCTGATTCATATACAACACTATATCACTAAGAATAACCGAACAACAACTGAAAAAACCTTCGCCGTGAATAATTTTCAACATCAATACCAACAATTAGGAGAACCTTTTATATTTATATGGTAAAATAACTATATAAATAAAAACACATAATTCCTATCAAATAATAATGAAAAAAATACTATTGCTCTATCGCGATTTTCATCACAAAAATCGCGCGGCATTGTACGCATATAAAAGTATTCAAATAACCCCGTTTTATACCCCAGAAGAGTTATCCCATTTCAATTTAGGCGAATACGATGCAGTGTATAGCCCGACATATCCTATAGATGTATCAAAATATCCAAATACCAGGTTTATTTTTGGACCACATTTTAGTGTGTTTCCGGAGAACAGTCTAAAATGGATTAAAGGACCAAATAGTGTGTATATTCAACCGAGCCGGTGGGCAGCTGACGTATGGCGCGTATCTCCATTGTGTAAAGAAATAGATATAAGACACGTTCCGTTTGGAGTAGATACTCATACATTTAATGAAATAAACCCATTAAATGAGAGAACTGAAGTATTTGTGTATTACAAAACCCGGGCCCAAGATGATTTGATGTTTATAAAAGATAAACTGCACGAAATGGGTATAACATATCAATTGTTCTCTTATGATTATAGATATAACGAATCGGAATATATAAACTGCTTGCATAAGGCAAAATATGGCATATGGGTTGGACGACACGAAAGCCAGGGATTTGCACTAGAAGAAGCCCTTTCGTGCAATGTACCATTGCTTGTATGGGATGTATTATCAATGAATCAAGAAATGGGACCGAATTATGCTGATATTCCAGCTACAACAATACCATATTGGGATAGCAGATGTGGTGAAATATTTTATAAACGAGAACATTTTGATTATACATATAGTCTGTTTATGTCTAAATTGCGCCATTACAAACCTAGGGAATATGTTCTCTCTACTTTGGCAATAGACAGGTGTGAAAAAGAGTTTTTGAAATTATTGAACCCATCATCCCACTAATATCTTCCGTGCCAATGATAAGATACGTAGTCATATGCGTCATTGTGTATTTCTTCAAATCGTTGTATATCTCTATGGCGAAGTTCTCGCAATTGTATTTTGTCTGGATGATATTTCAGCATAAAGTTGAAATATATTTCGTATTCACTTGCCCCGGATGTCGTATATTCCACCACGCAATTCAAAAAAGCTTCCCAAAACTCCATATTGTGAAGTTGTTTCACCATTGCAAATAGCTCTAATAAATATTGTTTTTGGAGAACCATATGATGACAAATGCCGGATTTATTACTATCCATCCTTGTTAACTCATGATGCAGTCGGGTCATATGAGAAAAATATGGAATATGATATTCATTCATATAAAAATACAATCCCATTCCATTGTCAAAAAACTGGGTGGGTTTGAGAAAAAACGTGTCACTGTCAATAATGAGAACATTATCAAGTATATCAGGTATAACAAATACTGCATATAGTTTTAATAGTTGCTGTAAATACCAATTTTTCCGGCAATTTGGTCCCATAATAGAAACAATATCTTCTTTAGAAAAGGGATAAATGTTCTCACTTATAGTAATACATCCGTTAACATATAATGTGTCGTCATATGAAACTAAATAAACATTGCGGAACCCAATCACGTTTTTTCGCGTATATTGTACAAGCACATCTATAAAATTAATATCATTTGGTCCTACTGGAATAACAATATCGTATAACATTATTAGTGTATTTTATAATACTAATAATGGGTATTTTATATATTTTTATATACAAATAAATAATCATTGTGTGTTCCATCCCAATGAGGATTTGTTTCCAGGCTATAATTGGAAAAATTGGAATGCAACATATAGTTATAGCTCAATAGAAAAGACACAATTTCGCAAAAATCTTTCGTATATATTTCAATAAGCATATAGCGAGGTCGGTATTTTTCCAAGTTTAGTCCTCGCAAAATAGGCAATTCGTATCCTTCGGTGTCCAGTGATAACAGGTCTATGACTTGACCCGGGGCGGTATAATTATCTAAGAGTTTTTCCAAAGTAGTAGTAGGAACGCTGACTAAATTGGAAGAGTTTAACCGAGAACCATTTACAGATGACATAAGACTGCCTGTAAAATCGCCTAAAATATGGTCGGCATTATAACTATTGTCAACGCAAGCGTAGTTTTGGACAATACTATTTGGGCGGTTTGCGCAACATTCTTCATACTTTTCTCGTGACGGTTCAATGAGGAGTCCTTTCCATCCCCTGTAAAACTCAAAAAATGCAGTATTGCTTTGTGTAACGCCGTCATTTGCTCCCAATTCAATAAAAAACCCGTCGTGTTTTTGTATAATAGTATCCAATTTAGCATCTAATGGGATATTGTTGCTATCAGACAAAGCAAATGAGCTCATTATGTAAACTATTGAATATTTTTTATATAATTATACCAAGTATATATTTTCGCAACTATCTTCCAACCCACGTTTTTATAATAACCAAATGATCATAAGAATAAAAATAATTACTGTATTTATCAAAAGAAACTGTTCCAAAGTCTTCGCAATCGTGTATCAACCCCATTATAGATGGATTATTATTTATAGACGGGTCTTCTGCGCAACAAATTAGACCAAATACTCGCTCTAATTGACATCTTTCATTCCGATGCTTAACGACTTGAAATAAATTGAACAGTCTATATTTATTGACTATAGAGTCCAAAAACTCATAGGTAATAACACACTGTGTTCCAAAAGCCCCTTTCCATAAATTGGTGTTCCTATGAATAGTAAAAAGAAAATCTGATTTGTGTAATACTTTTATTAGTTCTATTTCGGCAGATGGGATATTCCATTCGTGTGAAAAATGCCATATAAATCGTGCAGTATGTATATCATCTACGCATAATTGTCCGTTCAAAAATGAAGAATCGTGTATAACTATAGCTTTACTGAATAAATGATATTTATGAAAATAATAAAACCCTAATAGTTCTCCTGAACCTGGAAACTCGCTTTGTATGATAAAACAATTTACTAGATTATAGTGACTTGATACATATTGATAATTACTTGCATCATCCACTATCATAATAATGTTATTGGGATACCATTTACGTATACATCTATAGCATTCATTCCATAGTTTATTTGTATTTTCACACCGGACGTGTCTGGTAATAACAATTCCTAGTGACATACTATATTTTTATAATATAGACTATTTTACTAGAAAAAACAAATAATTACGTCAACAAATAAATTGATATTATTCTATTTGAAATGTTACTTGGTATAAGTTCTCGGAAAATTGGGTCAGATAAACCTTTCCAATGCTTTTGAATGAATATGTAAATTAAAAATAGGATAACTACGTGTATCACCTTCGCATTGTGATATAACAATAAATGGGCGATTAATATTACTGATTGTATTCCATATAAATTGATACTGGTCGTATTTGATAATACAAGTTTCATTGACAAACCCGCGTGTATCTCCAGAAATATTGCGTGGGTCTACTCCACCTAAATATTGCCCGATAGCAGCAGCATCAAATATCATATGAAAGTTCTCAAATCCTCTAGTAACAAATTGATATTCAGGAGAACACGCCAGATCGGTTATGAAAATGGGGAAATGATCTATAAGGTCGGTTTGCTTTTGAATAATGGAAAAGTTCTCCATATCGTTTTTGGCGAAGTCGTATCTATCTAATATGGCCTTGAATATATTACAATTAGGGATAAACATTATACTGGCAATATTGCGATGGAATGTATCAAACGGCAAATATAGTTTGGATTTATCTACCATTTTATCTAGAATATCAATATTATAGTAAATGAGAACATCGTTCTCCAAATGAACAACATTTTCTATAGCATATTTCCGCATAAACTCATATAAATAAAAGAAACGGGCAGAAGTAAGCGCCCAAAACCCGCCGCGAAATTGATTATCAAGTAGCGAATGTTCATTATAATTATAAGAGTCATTTAAATGTTCTATAGCAATAAGGTGTATGTTCTCCATATATTCAGAGAACATTGCGAAAAACCGGCAATTCGTTATAACATATATAGATGTATGCCCGAGCCGAATGAGCTGTTTTATATTTGTCAAAATATATTCTTGGAAATTGTTTATACACACTAATGCGATATGCATAAATCTAGTACTAAATCTTATATTTATACTAATATAAATATATTTATATCAATAATACTATTCAATGTTTTCAGATACCCAAATAATAAAAGGAGAACGTTTACAACAACTGACGGGTGTATATATCGGATATTCTGAAGATTTTTGCTATAATCCATTGATATCAGGAGAACATACAAAACAATGTAATATACATAGTATAACAACTCAATATGACAATCCGCGAGTGATATTTTGTTATACTCATCGCATTGATGCATTTGCGCAAATCATAAAGTATTTCAAAAACCCGTTTATTCTGATAACACATAATAGCGACGGTATAATAGAAAACAATTCAAATGTAAATGATATACTAGACTCACCCAACTTAGTAAAGTGGTATGCACAAAATGTAGTTGTATGTCACGAAAAACTAAGGGTTTTACCGATAGGTATAGCAAATGATCAATGGCCTCACGGAAATACAGATAAAATAATGGAGAACATAGATAATCCTAAGACTAAAAAAGTGTATTTCAATTTCAATATAGCTACAAATCCGCATAAAAGACGGGAATGCTATGACAAATTGTTGCCTAAATTATCTCCAAACCCGGCAGTTTCGCCCAATGAGTATCATAAAATCTTGTCACAATATGAGTTTTGTATATGTCCGGAAGGTAATGGTGTAGATACGCACCGATTATGGGAAGCACTTTATTTGAAGTGTATACCCATTGTATTGCAAAGTTCTCATATAGATATTTTGAGAACCCAGATAAATATCCCGATGGTAATATTGCAAAGCTGGGATGAAATGGATATATCCAAATTAGATTATAATAGTTATCAGATAGATAGCGAACACTATTACATCCCATTATCAATGGACTATTACAAAGAACAAATTGCGCAAGATGTGGAGAACTTGTCGTATATTTCAAAAAAGAATATAACATTGATACCGTCTGTGATAGATACTCCAAGCAAACCATTATCATATCATCATACAAGAAGTGTATATACGAAACAAGAACGATTCGAACAAACAAAGGCGACAATTGAATCGGTAAAAAGCCGTATACCAAATAACAAAATAATGCTTATTGAATGTTCTCCTTTGACGGAAGAAGAGAACATATATTTTTTGGAAAATACGGATATATTTATCAATTTGTATGAGTTACCAGATAAATCATATATAGAAAAAATCCACTCACACTCAAAGTCATTGGGAGAAGGAACAATGACTATTTATGCATTAGAATATTTGATCGCGAATAACATCCCATACGACACATTATACAAATTAAGTGGACGCTATAGACTAACACACAAGTTCTCTTATGCAAAGTATAACAACAACGACAAAGTAATGATTCAATATTATTGCAATAGAGAATGCGCATCTACAATACTGTATAAATTACCGAAAGCCCAAAGTCTGAAATGGTGCGCATTTTTACAGAAATCTAATTATTATTTTGAAAATTGTTATGGATATGAAAATATATTTGCGATGTTTTTGAAAGAATTGGAACACCAATCGGAGAACCAGGTTATGGATATATCTCAAATGGGCGTATGTGGTAATATATCCGTGTGTGGAGGATATGTTGAAGGATAAATATGGTAGTAATGAGTACAAAAATATATATAAAAATAATATTTAACTATATAATATTTAACTGTATAATGATTATATTGTATGGGATTGAAAATAATACGATTGATGTTACGGATATATGTTTAGCAAAATTGGAAATAAATAATACTATTACAATACCATCCGGGGATTTAATGAGAGCACAATATTTTACAGATCCAATTTGTGGGGTGTTGAAAAGTGTATTTATAATGCACAATGGAAATCTTATGTCATATGATCACAATTCAACTATAAAAATAAATACAATAACAAATGAAATAGTGTCAACAAGCATATCGGATATAAACAATAAAACGGCCAATATTCAAAACCAATTACGATTAAACTATGGCAGTTTCAATGATGAGTTACCTGAACAAAAAATGGCAGTACGGTATTTAACCGGTAATGAAAAAGTATTAGAAATAGGCGGAAATATAGGAAGGAACACATTGATAATAGCGCATATTTTAGGAACTAACCCCAATTTTGTGTCACTAGAAAGTGACCCAGATATAGCAAATCAATTGATTGAAAATAGAAATCTAAATAATTTTAATTTTCATATAGAGAACTCTGCACTATCAAAAAGAAAGTTAATTCAGAGACATTGGGAAACAATGGTAAGTGATGTTTTATTGGATGGATATAAATGGATAAATACAATAACACTGGATGAATTGAATGCGAAATATAATATAGAATTTGACACGTTGGTATTGGATTGCGAAGGTGCATTTTATTATATTTTAATGGATATGCCAGAAATACTTGACAATATTAAGTTGATAATAATGGAGAACGATTATACAGATATAACTCATAAGCAATATATAGACTCAGTTTTAAGGAAAAACGATTTTTATGTAGATTACGTTGAAGGTGGAGGATGGGGACCGTGTTATAATAATTTTTTCGAAGTATGGAAAAAGCAATAGATAACACTTATTGAATAATATTATATAAAAGCGTACTATATAATATTATAAACCATATATGCATTTTAAGGCAATTATTTTGGTTATTTATAATGAAGGGTTGAATGTATATTCTTTAATGAAACAGAAGTCCGATAAATATTATGGCGTATTTTCATCAGATATAAAAGTATATTATATAACATTTAAGGAGAACCAAGAAGAAGATATTGTAGAAGACGGCGAGTTTTTGTATTTTAGAGGTACAGAATGTTTCAAACCGGGTATAATAACGAAAACAATTAAGGCTATGGACTATATAAACAAACACTATTCATATGATTATGTGGTGAGAACCAATGTGTCTACTATTATAAATTGTAAAAACTTGTTGGATTATTTCAATGTGATACCAAAAACAAAATACACCGGAGGATTTATAATATTTAACCAGTTTTATAGCGGAATATTCATATTGTTCTCCAAAGATATGGCGGAAGTATTGTCAACCATTGATTTGCAACAAGAAAACATAAACGAAGAAATGGATGATGTATTGATAATGCAAATGATAAAAGCACGAGGATTGCCGGTTTTTGATGTGACACAGACAAAATACAAAATAGAGTATTGCACTTCTGGCAATATATCAATGCATAATGATATAGGCGATAACATTGAAAAATATGAAAATGTATTGTGTTACCGAATCAGAAATGATGTAGACCGAACAGTGGATTTGCAATATTTTGATAAAATACACAAAAGTTTAGGATTATGAGAACATAGCACGACAATCTTGGACAAACTCTTCGTCAGTTTTCACAACTGGTGCGCAATATTTTCCTTGTAAAAGAGATACAACAATATGTGTCAATTCATCCATAGTAGCTTCCAATTGTAAAAGTTCTCCGGTTTTAATATTTAGAATGCGAATATTTCGGTCATCGGCGACTAATATTTTCCACAACCAGGCATAAATCACAACTTGTAATAGGTGGTCTATGGTGATTTTACTAGTGCATTTTAGTTCCCATAGTGTATTTTCAGATACTAAATCTACTCTAGCGGAGAACCTGAATATAGTCTTGCCATTAAAATATGGAAATAATATGGCGTCAATATCCTCGTGTTCTTTATCCATAGAATTATCAATGAGAACCTTTTCAAAAACCGGTATTTTTTGTTTACATTCCGTCAAAACGTATTTATCTAAGCGTTTCAAGCATTTGATGACGTTCTCACGATTTAGCCAAGTATATTCATCGGGTTCAATTTGTTTTAACTTAAAATAGAGACGTTCTTGCGTAGCTATATAAATATTGGATGCATATAAATAATCACTGATTTTTGTGCATTTTTCAGGCATATTTTGTATGATATCTTTCAAATACTTGTGTTCATAATCTTTGCTATCTGACATATTGTTCTCTACCATTTTCTTTAAAATATTGGGTTCTTGGTCCGGGGTTCTCCATCTTTTTTGAATATGGTGATAATAAATGCATGGTATAGCAATACCATTGATATCACTCACGTCTTCGTAGAACCCTTGTCTTGTTTTAAATACGGTGAGTAGTTCTATTTCATCGGTTTCTACAGGTTCTCCAGAAAGTCGTACAAAAATGCGGTCAAGTAGTGGGCTAATTTCTTCTATAACATTTTCAGGAACAAAAGTAATGAGAGTAGTTGGAGTAATATTGAACCTAGGAATGAGTGTTTTTTGTTCAGTTTCCACGTTTCTTTCGTAAAAAAGTGATTGAGGGGTCCCTTTGAAAGAAATATAAGATTGCATTTTCATTTCGTGGTGATTCATTTTGAGAAATTCCAGAGGTCTATCTGTATCAAAGTCGTTTTTTTCTAATAAATAAAGACTGTCAGTTGCTCGGGTGGAACCGACATAAAGAGTATTTGGACATATTTCTTTAGAAGCATTTTTGGCTTTGAAGTAATAGCTATTGTCAAATCCGACAATAAATACGTATTTTCGTTGTCGGCCTTTTACAGAATGAAAAGTGGAAAACACTACCTTACCTTCTATTACTTTTTCATCTATGTTCTCGGTTTCAAGCATCGGAACGTGGCAAGGAATATCGTTTTCCACGAGCGCGTTCTCCATTTTTCGTATATAACTGTTTTGTCCTTTGACAGATGCACATAAAACAAAAAAGTCGGACGGTTTAGCGCCTTTTGCTAGTAATTTTTTGATTTGTGCAATAACAAATATTTCGGTATTTCTGCGACTTTGTCTATAATAAAACACTTGTTCTCCGTCTTTACACGAGAACATACGTTCTTCACCCAACATAACGTTGTTAACAAAACTAGCCATTTGTTTAGTAATGCGATAAGACATTTTCAATGTACATCGGACAAACTCTTTGTTGATGAGTTGAGGATGAAGTTCCCATATTTGGTCGCTCATAGTAAGAAATCGTGTATCAGCGCCTTTAAACTCATACAATCCTTGTTTATAATCGCCTAAAATAAGCAATTGAAAATTAGAACCCATATCTTTGGAGAACTTTAGCATAAATTGAAAATAAAGGAAAGACATATCTTGGGTTTCATCTAAGACAACGAGTTGAAATAGTGGTATATCAATACGTGGTTTAATGTTATTGAAAAGAATATAGCGTATAGCAGTGTCGGTGTGAGCAGAAAGCATATAATATTTTTTGGCTAAACTGTGAAAAGTATGCACTTCAATGTTCTCAATTTGGAGAACCTTCGTTTTTTCTTTTATTTCTAGGCGCAACATAGAGTTATAAGTCATTTGAAGAATATTGATACCGATAAATGCTTTTGCAACAGATAAAATAGTGGTGCTTTTCCCGGAACCGGCAATAGCATCAACAATGACATTTTTTTGAGTTTTTAGTTGATTGATTACGAACAGTTGTTCGTCACTGGGTTCATTCATATTATAAGATTAAAATAGATTTTACTATGTAGTATAAGGTGTTTGTTTTAAATTGTTTTGAAGTATAATGGAGAACTTTATAAAAAAGGTTATTTAGTACTAATAAATAGATGTAGTTTGCAAAGTTCTCCCAAATAAAAAAAATGAAATGGTAAAAACATAGCAGAAGCATTTGATAAAAGACGCGCTGCGCGCGTGCCATGGGCCGTTCCGGCCCGGGGGGGCTGGGGGCGGAGCCCCCACTTCATAATTTTAAAAATGTAAATTGGAAAAATAAATTACTGCATAATATGGTGCGACGTCAATATTTTATTTTTAGAAAAATATTGACATTGAGAATATATTTTAGGAGAACTTGGTAAAAATAGACTGCACAAATGCAGTGAAAAAATATAATTCTGCATAAAACGGAAATGACTGCATAAAT